TGCGTTTCAGTTTTTTATTTTCGCTACAAAGTAACAAAGCCTTATATTTACAAGGCTTTTTACTTGCTTCTCTAAACAGTTCTTGATTACTTTATAGCCTTATCATACTTGGCTATTTCTATAATTTGTTTTCTCTAAATAAATTTATCTATAATCACTATAGTTTTGAAGCATTCCTCAAAACTATCTCTATTCTTTTGATAAGTCAAAGATATAAATGTTTCCATTTACAGGAATCTTCAATATCAAGTTCTGAGCCTTTGGATTCTTAGCTACAACCATACCATAACGCATTTGACCTGCATTGATAGTTACACGCTTGAAGTATCTGCTATTAATACTTGCCTCTGCTTGTGCTCTAGCCTCATCATTAGCGTTAGTTACAATCTGTGCTTTAGTTTCGATGGTCGTAGTCTTACCATCAGCTCCTTTAACATTAGTGCTTACTGACTGCTCCTCTACATTATTTGGACCCCATAACAGAATCCTTGTCTTTTCTTTCTTCACCCATTCATCACAAGTGTACACTTCACAAGACTCAGACTTATTCTTGTTAATAGCCTCAACTTGTATTTTTGAAGGATCAAAGTTAAATCTATTCTGACTCTGGTTAATAATTGAAACATAAAATTCCTGATGTTTGGTTATCTTCCTATCATCTTTTTTAGAGACAACAACTATTACACCATCGTCACCATCAACCTGTATACCTTTATTTCCTGATTCATAACCAACAGTATACTTCTCAAATGTTTTCTGTGCCATTGCCGGAACACTCAAAAGAAACATTGAAAGAGCAAATAAAATCTTTTTCATAACTTTAATTTAGCCGTTCTAATTTTTTATACTTAACAATCTTTTGTGCATCCATCCTATCTGCCTGTGTTGGACCTGCTTTATATATTTTATAAAACAAGAAATTAAAAAATAACACACAAGTAACAGACAAAGCTATATCAAATTTCAAATACTTAAATAAAGCATAATAGAAAGTAAGAAAAGCAAGAGTAAATCTGAAAATCAAATCCGGCTGTTTCCAATATGATAGGACATAAGACTTTCTAATTTCCTTAAGCATAAGAAAATCATGAATAGAAACCCTCAATACATATTGCGTACAGATAAACATACTCCATAGAGCAACTTTCATAGTCAAATCATTTGAAGCGAATAATGTGACTAAAAAAGACACCAATATTATCAATCTGCAAAACAACAATAAAATAAATACCATATCACCACATTTTAATTATCCTACATATACCTGACTTCTAGCAGAAAGACCCTGGATCTCTCTGAGTACCTTATTTTCTGCACGAAGGGCTATCACTTCTCTCTCCAGTTCATTCATATCAGCCACATTACTGCTGTTAGCTAAAGAAGGCGTTTTCTTATCTGAACTAAAAAACTCAGCAACATCTACACCAAGGACTTCAGCAAGGTTTTCAACTGTACTAACCTTCACATCAGCACCGTTCAGAAGGTTATCCAACGTAGTTCGACTAACCTTCATCCTAGAAGCAATATCAATTTTGCTAAGTTTGTTGGACGTTATTATGTCCACTATTCTTTGCACATTCATATTAAAATCCTTTAAATGTTCAACATAGTGGGTTAATATATACTAATAATGCCCACTAAACTATACGCTTTCAAAAAGTTTATTGTACTTTTGCAGCGTAAAGTTAGTAAATAAATACATAAGTACCAAATAAATTTGAAGAATAATGAAGAATAAAGATAAAAAAGTTCCTGATGCGCCAGATAGGCTATACGTTTTTCCATGCCACACTGGGATTACATGGGGATTGATAGACCCGGATGGAAAGCAACATGACGGTTACAATGTTTGGCTAGGTATGGCGGTAAAAGCGAGTGCAGATGATGTATTATACATAAACATATCCAAAGTATGGCATAAAGGAAAAGAACTTCCAAAAAGCAACGAAGAAGATTGCCTACTTGATTATGCTGATGGCTTGACTAAAGAGGTGGGGCATACTTACACAGACCCTGATGGTTCACGCGGATGGCTCACAGACTCTGGTGGTCATCTTTTCGAAGAGATTGTTCAATGGGCGTACCTCGAAGATATAGTTCCAGCTTTAGTTAACTATAAAAAATAGGCACAAAATGAAAAAAAAAGCTCTATTCCTCGATATTATGCTCAATAACAGATTTGTATGCACACTGAAATACATGTATTGTCCATTGTTCGTGATACGATACGAGGAGTTATTAAAGTTTGTTCTCGATAAGAGACCGTCTTTGAAAGGCAAACCATTCAGAATAATGTTTTGAAACAACAAACGAAACAAAGCGTATGAAAAAGATAATGTTCAATGACCAGTATGGTCTCACCGAAGCAGTTCTAGATGGCCGCAAGACTCAGACAAGAAGAATCGCTTATGAAAAGCCTTTCAAGCATATCCGTAGCTGCGGTTTTATCATGGAAGGTAAAGATAAAGGCAAGCTCGCCATCAATGATGGAAATGAGATTGTAGCAAAGTCCACTTATAAAATGGGTGAAGTCGTAGCAGTCGCACAAAGATACAGCGACATTCCGTTTGCCAATGATATATTCAAAGGGGCAGGCCTTTCCATAGGATGGGAAAACAAGATGTTTGTGAAGTCTAATTTGATGCCTCACCAAATCATGATTACCAACATTCGGTGTGAAAGACTACAGGACATCAGCACCATTGACTGCATGAAGGAAGGAATCTTCTGTAGCCACATCGAAGGGGTTCATGATGCTTATACATACGATGCCACATTTGATAGATTTGTGAAGAAATGGTGGTACAGAACTCCTATCGAAGCATACAAGATGCTTATCATTAAACTCCACCTCCACTGGGACAGCAATCCTCTCGTTTTCGTTTACGATTTCAAACTAGTTAAATAATAATTAAATTCAAGCAATATGTCAGAAGAAAAAGTACCACTCAGACCTCAGATTAGAGAACTGGAGCTGGGTAAATCAATCAGTTTCCCTATCAGGAGAATGAGAACGATCAAGACAACCTGCTCGGAATTAGGTGTAATTTACTGTCGTAAGTTCAAAACCAAAATCAACCGGGAGAAAGAGATCATCACAGTTACAAGAACCAAATAAAAAAATAGTCATGAACGAAGTAGTACAAATCCAGTTTGCAGATAAGATGCTATCCTTTGATACATTCCTGTCAGCCATACGCAACGTTGTGAAAGAAGAAGTCTGCAAGGCTGTAGGTAAACGTCCGTTCCTCACACAAGCCAAGGCATACGACATCTACGGAAGAAAAAACGTTGAGCGATGGAAACGTGAAGGAAAGGTGAAAGACTTCGCAAGAGGCAGAAATGGCAAGATTACTCGCCACGAATACAAAGTATCAGAGCTGGATGCATGTGCCTGCCAAGTTCAAGACTATCTGTGTCCCAAATAAGATGAATCCCTTTACCTACCGCTAATATAAACAATATAAAAAGATAAAGTTATGAAAACAATTAAGATCATCTTCTGCATTGCCATCTGGCTAGTCTTTGGATGGCTCTACCTCAGTAAACTCTCTCAGGGCATTCATGATGAGAATCTCATTTTACAGATGCCTCAGAGTACCTATGATGAGATAGTAGATACTCTTACCATTCGTAATGGCTTTCAGCCTACCGAGCATCAGATAGTAACTTACTATTATGAGCGATTCCAGAAGTAAGAGCACCTATGCAGCTCGCAAGTGCCTCCTCTGCCATGATGGGCGTAACTGCATCAATGGCAAGTATTGCCTTAAGCACAAAAGATACGTACAGCATCAGGAGAAACTGCCATGTGAATAACTATTTAAACTAAACAATATGGAACAGAACAACAAACAGACGATGCCATGTTTCGAACTTGGCAACCTTTACGTCTTCAACGAAGAAGACGAGGATGGCGAGTTGACCATCATAGGCGAACTCATCGCCAAGAACGAGAGTCAAGACACATTGACATTCGGCAATCAGTACGAGATTGAGACCGAGAATTTCGTTACCGATCAGGCATTTGACCTTCGCATAAGTACAAACAAGGAACTGCGAGAAGCGTTTGATGAAGAAGCTATCTTGTTTCAAAATGCTTTCACTCTCTGGAAGAAGAGCAAGGAGCATCCATCATTCAAGACCTTCGATAAGGTTCTTGTGCGTAACAGCGATGAACATAAATGGAGACCAGCAATCTTCGCACGAACACGTATAGGTGAATCCCCATACAAATACAACGCTTTGCTATTATGCACCGGGCACGTAGGTGACTTTATCCAATGCATCCCATACAAAGGAAATGAGAATATGGCATTCACCACAGCCCCATTTTAGGTAACAAGATTAAGCAATATGAATCACGCTAGTTTATTCAGCGGAATCGGTGGCGCAGAGGTCGCGGCATCCATGATGGGATGGCAGAACCTCTTCCATTGCGAGATACAGGAGTTTCCTCGCAAGGTGCTCGACTACTGGTTTCCTAATTCAGAAAGTTATGAAGACATTACCAAAACAGACTTCACAAAGTGGCACGGCAAAGTCGATGTTCTCACCGGAGGATTCCCATGCCAACCCTTCTCCCTCGCTGGTCGAAGAAAGGGAGCGGACGATAACCGCTACCTCTGGCCTCAGATGCTTCGAGCGATACGGCAGATACACCCCACTTGGGTCGTTGGTGAAAACGTTGCTGGAATCAAGACGATGGTGGAGTCCTGCCAAGTCACTCAGATGGGACGCACAGACGATCTTTTCGAAGAGAATTACATATATAGAGAAGAAAGCCGATTCACACTCGACAAAATCTGTGCAGATCTCGAAGCCGAAGGATATTCCGTCCAACCGATTGTTATTCCAGCTTGCAGTGTCGGAGCGCCCCACAGAAGGGATAGAGTATGGATTGTTGCAAGAAGAATATCAACAACTCCTTCTAACCCCAACAGCAGTAATGATAACCGAAGATCCGAAGAAATTCAAGGAAAGAGCCAAAAAGAACGGTTATCGGAACGGAACGACATACGGAAGCCTGGATTCACAAGTGATGTTCTCGGACATATTGCCCACACCCAATGCGATGGATATTCCTCACAAGGACATGGAAATCAACGAGCGAGGGAGAAGAAATCCAAAGAAGGGCAAGACCGACCACAGCCTGGGGTTAGAAGACATGGCAGTAGCAAAACTTCTTCCTACTCCAACAGCCATAGACAAAGGAGGAGGGCGAATAAACAGAAGTCCATCACCGAATGCAGCAGATCGTCCAACCTTGGCACTCGCCGCTCGAAAAGGCTTGCTTCCCACTCCTTGCAGCATAGAAGCTACGAAGTTCACCAAGACCATCAATCCCAATTCCCAGATGGGGCAAGGACTAACAGCCTTGGCGGTCAACGGTCTTCTCCTCACGCCAATGGCTGCGGATGGGATGAGGGCGAACATGAATATGCAAGCTCTCAAAAACCACAACAAGGAGAAAGCCAATCTAGCGGAGCAGATAGCCCACAAAGTAGGTGGCGGAACTTCCCAACTCAATCCCCTGTTTGTAGAGGAAATGATGGGATTCCCTTTGATGTGGACAGCCTTACCATTTCTTTCCCCAAGTGGCGACAAGAATCCATAAAGGCTTACGGCAATGCCTGGGTCCCACAAGTGGCTTACGAGATATTCCGTGCCATCGAGGCAGAAGAAAACAACAAATGATAGAAATCGTAAATTCTACATTCCAAATAAAGAAGAACAATAAAAATGAAAACAGATGGCTACATTCTTACTCCAGAGCTGCTGCAGTGGCGTTACTTTCATCGTCCGGTGGTGGTACAGGTGCTCATCTACGTGCTCCTCTCTTCCACCCACAATGAGGCTTCCGCTGCTACGCTCTCCTTACGTCTGTTCGCTGATCGGCTCCATACCTCGGTCAAGTCTATCCGCTGTGCCATCGATGTTCTCATACAGGAGCGAATCATCACAAAATGCAGCTCCCCTAAAGCCTCAACAATAGTGTATGTTAACAGTTCGCATCCCCTCTCCCACTGCATACTACCCTATCAAAACCCATTAGGGGCACAGAATGGGGTACTCTTTAGGGCACAGATAGGGGCACAATCAGGGGCACAGATTTTAACTTCACAAGTTACTGATACACAAGATTGTGCAGCGTATCTTCAAGATAACAAGGGCACAGATAGGGGCACGATTAAGGGCAAAGATAGGGCACGATTAAGGGCACACCCTAAACAAGGGGCACACCAAAAGGCACAGAATAGGGCACAGATTAACAATCCCGAAACCCCTTTAAATAAAGGTGATTCCGAAGATGCTGCCGAAGTTGAGGGCACAGACAAGGGCAAGGGTAAGGGCACAGAAGTAAGAGGAAAGAAACAAATAAAAGAAAACATTTCCCCCGAACCCCCTATAAAAGAAAACAAACAAAGAAAGGAGAAAGCCCACACCCACACACAAAAAAAAGAAAAAGAAAAAAAGTCGTCGGATCCGGAAGTTCAGTTCTCGGAAGTGCTAAGACTCTTCAATCGCCTCTTTCTGGGCACGCAGGTCAAGCCCATCTCAAAGATGACTCCCGACCGCAAGAAGATGGTGGCAAAGTTTATCTCAGACTATTCCTTCGAGGATATAGAACCGATGCTTCGCAAGGCTCTCAACTCCGATCTTCTCTCAGGGCGCAAGGATGGTGGATGCTATATCTCCTTCAACTGGCTCTTCAATCCGAAGAACTACGAGGCTCTGATGGAAGGAACCTTCGACAATCCTACAGTTGTAGCCTCAGCTGGGAAGAAGCCTCAGCATTCAAGTTCTCCACCACCTTCTCCTCCACAGCCTCAACGCGAGGAGACCAACGAGGAAATAGAAGCTCGCCTCAGAATGAAAGAAGAGCGCAAAAAGGCTGAGGAGAAAGAACAGACCGAAGCCCTACGGCAGAAGTATCTAGGCTGGATAGAAGCCTCCAAGAACAACCCGAATGGTTCCATGGCACAGATGGTGAAAGATGCCTACAAGAATGGCACTCTAGCTAAACTGGGCATCGTCTGGAATCCATCGGTGGCAGAAGAAGAACAGTCACTGGCCGACTTGGATGATCAGACTCAGAATTATCTCCAATCTCTCCTCAGCGACTAAGAAACACAAGTAACAAACAATTTAATTCATACGATTATGGACAGACAAGAATTAATCGACCGCCTCAACGGCAATTATCCTGAATACACCAAGAAATCTGCTACCAAACAGAAGAAGGTGCAACATGAAGGGCAGCTACAGATAGCTTGTGTACGCTGGTTCCGTCTCCAGTACCCGGCTTATGCCTCTCTCCTCTTCCATCCCAAGAATGAGGCTGATGGTGCTACCAGTGGCAAGAAGATAGCCATCAACGCTGCATCTGGAGTTGTGCCGGGCGTTCCAGATCTCATCCTGGCTCTCCCTTCATACAAGAATGGCAAAAACGGAGCTCTCAACAGGGGTACAGAATTGTTCTACGGCTTGGGCATCGAATTGAAGTATGGCAAGACAAACAATCAGACAGCTCATCAGAAACGTTTCCAGGGCTACTGGCAGTGTGCTGGATATAAATACGCTCTCTGTCGCTCTCTGGAAGACTTCATTAAAGTTGTCAACGATTACATGCTTTCAGTTGATTTAGGCATCGTTGAGAATATAAGATCTTATCATCTGAGTAACGATGATACTGAGCACAACAAGCAAGTATTAAACAAAATCATTAAAAACAAGAAGTAATATGAAGAAAAGATATTTTTACGTAGTCGCATCATTCATGCGCAAAGACATAGCCAACTCATGGCGTAAGGTTGACTTTACCTTTATGAAGGATGATGGCTCAGCATTGTTCCCTCTTATGGAGGCTATCAAGGTGATCTCTGAAGGATATTCAGAGATAGTTGATCCTGCAACTATCCAGTTCGACAACTGCATAGAAATCAGCAAGGAAGACTATGAGGCTTTCAACAATCTCAAAAATTTAGTCAAAGTGAATAAGTAGCGTATGGAAAAAACAATTTATATACCAGGTGATTTGGTAATGACAAACGGAATACCTTCAGGTACAGAAAAAGATGTCGTTTACAGAGTAACATCATCTGACCCATCAAAGACTTTGGAGTTGAATGATGGAACAGTTCTGAAAGGTACTGTCCGCTTGGAGAATATCGAAGGTGCGAAATTTGGAGACAAAGGTTATCTCTTAGGTGATGCCGGTGCTTGGGTCAAGGATATTGTTCCTATTCCTATTACTCCAGAGATTCTAGAGAAGAATGGGTGGGAACCAACAAAAGAAAGTCTTGGGCATAGCTTCAAGAATAAGAAATATCCAAGATTTGCATTATGGTCTATTAATGACAAATGGAATTTTACAATAGATGGTGTGTTGGTATGTAATACTCTATCATGTTTGTGTTACGTGCATGAACTCCAACATCTTCTCTTCGGTATAGGACTTAACTCAGAAATGGAGGTATAGCGTATGAAAAGAAATATCTATTATAAGTCGGCATGCAATATGGGAGAGTTGGCAGATGAAAGCATCAATATTGTAGTAACATCGCCTCCATATCCGATGGTAGAAATGTGGGACGATATATTTGCAATGCAAAATAAAGCCATTGCGTACAACCTTGCAGATAATCCATCCGTATCTTTCGATTTAATGCATGGAATACTCAACAATATATGGAGGGAATGTTACAGGGTTCTTTCAGAAGAAGGTTTCCTTTGTATCAATATAGGAGATGCTACAAGAACTATCAATGGAAACTTCCAACTGTTCAATAACCATGCGAAAATATCGCTATATTGCAGAGGTCTTGGTTTTACGGAACTTCCATGCGTCATTTGGAGGAAGCAAACAAATGCCCCAAATAAGTTTATGGGAAGTGGTATGCTTCCCTGTGGTGCTTATGTCACCCTCGAACACGAATATATACTAATATTCAGAAAGGGCAAAAGGCGAAAGTTTAAGACCGAGGAGGAGAAGAAAATTCGAAGACAAAGCGCATTCTTCTGGGAAGAGAGAAATACGTGGTTCTCTGACACCTGGAATGTGAAGGGTGTAAAGCAGAAGATGGCTGACGGAAAATCTCGAACAAGAAGCGCAGCCTTCCCTTACGAAATACCTTACCGTCTTATCAACATGTATTCGTGCAAGGGAGACACGGTGCTCGACCCATTCCTTGGTCTTGGAACGACAATGCAAGCCACATTAGACAGTGGTAGAAACTTTGTTGGTTATGAGATAGACAAAACATTGGAAGAATACCATGAAAGCCTATCTGCCACGCAGATCGCATGTTCCCGAACTATAGCATCGTCTCGAATTTTGCAGCATAACCGATTTGTTGCAGATAGAGAAATTAACGGAAAGAACTTAAAGTATTTTAATAAGCATCTTGGCTGCAAAGTTATGACAAAGCAAGAGCAAGACATAAAATTATAAATCTTAAAAGCAAGTTCAAAACGATTGGGAGTAAAATCAATTAGTGTATGGAAAGACAAATAACAATTAGCATAGAAGAGTATAATAAGCTCATTGATATGCACACAAGAAGAGAGGAACTTCCCAAAAAGATAGAAGTAAAGAAGTTTACCTCAAAGTGGTGGAGATGGATCAAACATGCATCGTATTCACTCTTTCATTATAACAAGAATGTGGAGCAACAAAAGCTCATCAAGTATTGCATCAATGAAATGTCAAGCGAATTACTCGCTAATCTGTATGGTTATTGGCGAGGCGATTTATCTGATTATCTCAAAAATAGAGACAATTTAGAGTATTTTATGAGAAGTTACAAAGATAATGCCTATCATAACATAATGGAATGGTTAGATAAAAAGAAATAGCGTATGAAAGAGAAAGAGTTAAACGTCAAATTAAGAGTTAATATGCTCATACTTGAGATAGAATCCGCATTAAATATTTCAGACTCCAAGTTTATCAATGCAGAGCATGTTTTATCACAGTTGAGAATTATTAAACAAGAATTAGAACAATGAATATATACTTAACAGAATCAGAATACGATGCTATAAGTTTTGCTTGGTCTCAAATTGCAACAGAGATTGAAGCAAGCTCTGATGATAGCTTTACCATTGAAGCTGGAGAGGCTATCAGCCAACTGTCTTCTATACAAGACAAATACAGAGAAGCAAAAAGAAAAAGCGAATTATTCTATGCAGTAAGAGCAAAGTTCAAAGAACGCTTTCCTGAAGCTAGTTCTTCGACTTTAGGAAAACTGGCAAGAAAAGCAATAAAAATTAATAAAGAAAAGAAGTGAAAATAAAATTAATCAAACCAACAAAGTGCGCTCAGGATGTTCACGAAACGACAAAATATCCACATCCATGGTTTAAGCCGAAGCCAGAACTTCCAGCAGGTACGATTTTGGAGGTAAGTGATATATGGTTGAATTTCTATGGTCAATATTATCGCTGTATATTGCCAGAAGAAATGAAGGATAAAGGTTATTCTCTTCCATGGTACGACATCCCAATAGAGAATGCAGAAAAATGTAACAATTAAATTTAAATCATAACAATTATGGCTGTAGTAAATGTAGATTATTCAGAGTTCGAAACCTTGAAGAATAGAGTAAAGGAATTAGAAGAGACCGTCAAAGAGAAGGATAAGACCATTGCGTCCATCAAAGACGGTTCCAGAGTCATCATCCGCAAGGAAGTGCAAGTAGAGTATGAGAGATACCCGTTTGACAGAATTGATGGTAGTCAAACAGATCTTTTTTTTTCACGAGACGATAAGCCAAGACACACAATTGAGACTTCTGAGTCTTACCTTGGCTTTGAAGATGTACGCTTGAAGGTTGAAGAGCAAATGAAGGACGAGGTAAAGCGTAGCATCAAGCAGCGAGACGATGCACGCGAAAGTTACGAATCCTCTGTTCAGGAATATAAAGAAAAAGAGAAAAAGTTGGATGAGAAGGAAAAAGCACTTGAAGCAGACTTTCTAGATAAGGGTAAGGCATACAAGCGACAATTAGAAGCGGATTATAAAACTTACAAGAATCAAGCAGGTCGTTTGCCATTGATCTACAAGAATGCAAAAGAAGCCCTGTCTCTCCTCAATGCCAATCGCTTCTTCAAGCCAAAAGGTGTTGAAAGCATTCTAGCACAGATAATTCAAAAGTGTGAAGATTAGCCAATGGACAGAATACAGAACGAAATCAGTAAACTTCGTCATGAGCAGCATTTGAGTGAAATACTGCAAGAAGCCCAGCTTCGACAGATAAAGCGTGAACACGATGGTCTTCACAAGTGGATAACCATCAAGCCAAATCTCAGACTCCTCTGCCGAATAGACGAAAAAGGCAACCTCCTCCCCAAGGAGCAGGAGCGCATCAGAAAAGTCAAACAAACTTTAGGTATCAAATAAGATATGAGTGAAGAATCAGTATTATCCTTTCGCAAGCTGGTTTCAGCTATGCGAACCACGGAAAAGGAATATTGGGCACACCGCGATAAGAAGATGCTGCGCCAGTCCATCGAACTTGAAAAACGTGTCGATGGCATCATCATGAAGGCAGACGGAAATGATGTCCCTCAGAACGACAATGGCACATTCTTCCTTCTGGTAGCAGAACTTAGAGCCTCAACCATCCAATATTTCCAAGAGAAGAAGAAGTTACAGCCCGACAAGGAGCTGGTCAACTCCCTCTTCAAGACCATCAAGGAGAAAGAAGCCAAGATAGATAAGATGCTCATTCTTCTCAAAGACGAGCAGATAAAGAAAGATGGCTACATCATACAGTACCACGTCATGGAACGTATGCCAAGAGCACATCAGGCTCGTTCTATCTTTAATTCCTCGGATGAGCAGCTTGCCAATATAGAGTTGAATGACCACTACCGCCATCCCGACCATCCTGGCACCATGTATTTCATCTGCAAGGAATATCTTGGCAAAGACGGAAAACAGCTACCTCAGGAAGAGATAGACAAAATTATTAATAACAATTTAAATTCTTAAGATTATGGAAAAGAAAACAGAAAGTTTAAAAGTCAAAGTAGATAAAGCCATTGCCGAAAAGATTATTGGCACAGGTAATGGTTCTTCCCTCCGCTCTCGTACAAGCACATGGTTCGAGTGCAAGGTACGCTATGAGAAGACCCAGGAGGATGGTAGCAAGAAACTGGTAAACGAGCTGTATGTTGTTGATGCCCTCTCCTTCACCGAGGCAGAAGCAAGCATCATCGGCAACATGGCTGTCTATGTATCTGGTGAACTTAAGATTGCCAACATCAACCCAGCCAACTACAACGAGATTTTCTTCTCTGATATTGATAACGATAATCTTTGGTTCAAGGCTCGTTTGGCTTTCATCACCATTGATGAAAAGAAGAATAAGGAGAAGCGTACCTATGTCAACTACCTTATCCAAGCCAAGAGCATCGAGCGTGCCAAACGTTATGTAGATGAGGTCATGGGCAAGACCATGATTGACTATGAGATGAAGAGCCTCAGCGAGACAAAGATTTTTGATGTCTTCGAGCATGAGCCTTCCACTGAAGGCAAGCAGAAAGAGAAGGACGGTAAAACCGAGTAATCACTGACAACTCTTGCGCAAGTTGGTTCTCAACAAGCTAAGTTGCGCAAGTTATCACTTTTTATCCTCATTTTTCTCGTACCTTTACCCACATTATTAATATATAACATCAATCATATATGAAGAAGTTGAAACGTTTAATCATTTACCTACGCCTCTGGTTTATCCGTAAGATGGGTTACAATCTCCCATCCCTCCGTGAGGCAACCTGTATCGTTCCCGGTCAACTTTATGACCACTTTGGCCGTGTTGTCAGGGCTGTACCAAGTAAGATGCCTGCAACTGATAATGGAGACTGCAAAGAACAGGAAGAAGTGCCTGAACATTGCTTCCAGTGTGATCTGTACAACAAGCATATCCCTTGCTCCTTCAATCATCGTATGGCCAACGGCAACGACATCTGCGAGAATCATCATTTCGAAATCATTTGCCTCAACTCTGGCAACATCTAAAGACTACTCATTATGGAAAAGCAAAAAACAAGATACAGACTTGATAAGAAAACGGGTCATCTTCTGGAAATACCTTCTAAGAAGCAGGTTCGTGAAAACGTTAAGAAGATTCGTGAGCAAAAGGGAAAATATCAGTTACCTCAATCTCCGGTCACTATTCATGAGACTCAGGCAGAGAAAAACTTCAAAAAGGTTCAGAAGGTCATCGACCGCATGCACGAAAAGGCGAAACTGCCCGATTTTCTCTCCATGGCTCAACATAAGTTCCTCTCCACCGTCTGTGTCATCAATAAGCCGGGCAAACAGCGTAGCCTACTTCCAGACAAGAAAGGCCGCTTCGTCATGCTCTGCCATGGCAAGATGGCTAAAGTTTTCACGGCTGATGTTTGCCTTCTCGTCAAAATACAAAAGTCCATCATCAAGAAACATGAAATGGCACCAAGTGGAGAAGTGACCACAGAGCATTGGCAGGATGGCTCCTGGAGCATCGTACCGTGCCGGGCAGACAAGAGTAATTATACCACCATTCAGGAGGTCCGTCTTCGTCCATGGTTCTTTCTCCATCGCTACTGGTACGAGATTTCCTTCGATGGCAGAGTTGAGCCAGCAATGATGTTGAATGATTACAACCTCAACCCTACTCTCAGCAAGAAGCATTTCTATGTTACCAGAGAATATGTAAAAGTACGCAACCAGGATGCCGAAAACGATTATTTCCGTTTCTGGCTCCACAAACCTACAGATCATGAAGCTAACAAATGATGTCATTATTCTCAATCGTCCTCGCGTTCAGAAGCGAGGACTTGCCCTTAATCTGAATGGGCGTATCACTCTAAGGTCTAGTCCTTGCAAACTGTTGGATCTCCATCCGGGTGATAAGATTTGTTTCTGTTTCTATAATCCAAGTAAGCAGATGTATGTCATCAAGTCCACATCGGAGTTAGAAGCTAAAAATGTATGCATCAAACTGTCTGGCCGTAAGGGGCAGCTCCATGCCAGTAATGTTTCTACCGTCAGTTTCTTGCTTAGCTATATACCGAACATCCCAACTGGTACTAAGCTGATAGAACTGGTTACGGCTAATGAAACCATCAATCTCAATGTAGATGGCGTCAGTTGTCCAGCCTTAGCAATCGTCAATAGGGCCGACAGCGAGCATTGTCGATAATAGAATATTAAACATTAAGAAATATGCAACAATCAATTAGATACAAAGGCCTCAGCCTAACTCCTGATGAAATGGCAGTAGAAAATGGTGCGCTATCCCTCTGCGGCAATCTTGAGCTGCATGATGGCGCATTGCGCCCTTCTATTGTCACAGGAACACCCCTCTCTCAGCCACTCACCATTAATGGTGTAGTGGCTAAGATTCTTTATGTACACGAAACTGGCAGTTACCACCACCTCATAGCCATAGCCTCATCCTCCATTTATTGGTTCATGCAGGATGGCACCTTAGGCTCGTCTACACCTATCAAGTCCTTCGACTACGAATCCACCGTGATCTCTATCAACTCCATCGGCAACACCCTCATCATCGTGGCTACCGATGGCATACACTATGCTGTATGGCTCAAAGATAAATACGAATACTTGGGACAGAAGCCACCTTTCATGAGGATTCTTTTTTCTCTCAGTAGTTATGACCAACCCGAGAATTACGAAACAGGTGGAATCGATATTACAGGTTCGGCAGATGGATTTACGGTTGCTTTCCAGGTATCAACGGAGAATGTAAGCAATCTCTTGAATATTGTAGAAAGCAAAGCGTATAAACCTGGAGATGCCGTTGCTGACGTTAAACTGGAGAAACAGGCTGAATTAACCGAAAGCATTTGGGCACTTATCAATCGCACAAACAGCCTCATCGCAAAGAACGGACGTTTCTATGCCAATTTTATGGTGCGTTATTGTTATCGTCTATATGACGGATCCACAATTCTGCACTCTGCTCCAGTTCTTATGCCCGTACTCATACCAAACAATTACAGGGTATATAACATGAATGTCGTGTCGTGGGCTGGCACGAAAACACCACGAAATGATGATACTGCTATTGATGCCAGCGACGTAAAGTACGACGACTTTGGAAGAGTGGTGAGCGCATCAAAGGTTCAGTTGTATACAGACACATTAAGGTATAGCAGAAAAGATGCTTACGGAAAGGAATATTCTTTTACTGCAAGCAATAACGTCCTAATGTATCAGCCTCGTAATGTCGCTTTAATGTATGCTTGCCAGAGAGATGTCTTTAGCGAGCTGCAGAAATGGAAAAACATTGTTCGGTCCATAGATGTGTATATCACACCGCCCATTACCAAGACAGACAGCTCTCAGCGTATTAATAAGTTTGTGTTGAAGACTGTCGACTATACAATGCGAAACGTGTGCCCTGATCAGGACTGGATTATTTCGGATGCGCCATCAAGTCTTGCATATATTTATAAAGGCGGATATCACAACGTGTCTCTTGCTGAGATACCATCACTGACAGATGAGAACTATTGCCAGAAGATACGTAATACATCTTCCTTCTTCAAGATCGCATCGCTCGATTTGGAAAGCATCAGTAACTTTCCGGCTGTTAGCACAAACCTGCCTGTCGACAAATCAGTAATAGCCAACGTTTCGCTACAGCAGCAGATGAAGGACGACTACAAAAGCCACAACCTTATAACCGCCGAAGGTGCTTACGTCTACAATCACCGACTTAATGTGTTCGGAATCTCCGAGACTCTTTTTGATGGTTTTGGACTTTCTATGTTCCCTGAGGGCTGCCGCTTTTTCGTGAATCTCGATAATTCTGAAAAATCCCTTGGTATAAACAAAATCGTTACGGTTATAGAAACTACCGAAGGCCAGAAGATTGTAGAGAAGAGTGTATCAATATGGAATATAAACAGAGCTGGCTTGTTCAACTCTATGAAATTCTATCCAGACTCTCGCGCTACAAAGATGGTGTTCTTCTGCACTTTAATAAATACCAGCGGTGAAGCCTCTTCACATATCTACTCCTTCCCTCTCACCGAGTGTGCAGAACTCAATGGAGCCATGCATCTCAGTTTCTTTACATCTGATTACAGTAAATATGAGGTTAGTGAATTTACTTACTCCGTTGATAATGCCGTTTATATGCCGTCCAAGATTTACACATCCGAGTCCGACAATCCCTTCTTTTTCCCTCTTAACGGCATCAATACCGTAGGCATCGGAACCATCCAGGGCATAGCCTCGACCACAAGGGCTCTCTCCCAAGGTCAGTTTGGTCAGTATCCATTAATGGCATTCTCTACCGATGGTATCTGGGCGATGGAAGTCTCTTCCAAAGGCACTTATAGCAGCATCCACCCAATTAGTCGTGAGGTTTGTAGCAATCCGAAGTCTATCACACAGCTCGATCAGTCCGTGCTTTTCGCCACAAACCGCTCCCTCAGTCGCATAGCAGAGTCACAAGTGGTTTCCATGTCCGATGTCTTAGATGGTCCCGGCTTCAACATTTCCGGTAGCCTAGGCAAGTTCCTCAACTTCTTCGTTGATGCAGAAGGGGATAGCGAATCCGTCAAGACAATCAAGGCTCAGATGCGTCAACTCATAGATTTTACTTCATCGCCAATAGAGTTCTTCCAGCATTGTCAGGTTATCTACGATTACAAAAACTCTCGAATCTTATGCCTGGATGTTACGCAGACGAGTAGGGCCTCTACGGCTGATACGGTGGCCCTCTGCTATTCTATCAAGGATAATGCCTGGAGCACTTTTCTTATACAAAATGTACTTACGGCTATCAATTCCTACCCACACCCCTACATACAATATAGGGATGGCAGCGTGATGGTGCTTGATAAGGGTCACGATTACAAAGATCCAACAGAGTATCATGGTATCATAGTTACTCGTACACTTAAGTTCGATGAAGATAACGTACCTGATTCCATTACAGGCTATATCCATTCTCTCACGTCTGGCAGCATACCAATCATGTGGTTATATGGTAGCAATGATAATCAGAATTGGCATTACATCGGTCGCTTGGGCGGCATGAAGTCCAGCTACATGGCTACTCACAGCTATCGTTTCTTCCGCATCGCCCTATACCTGAAGATGAAATCAATGAATCAATACTTTGATACGCGCCTCGAAATCATCAGGCGTTTCAGCAAGTTCTAACAGTAAAACCATCGTTCCATGGCTTTCTAAGCCATGTAAAAAAACAAGAGCCTTCGCAAATCAGGAGTTATCCCGAAGCGAAGGCTCTTTCCATAAACACACCTAAAACGAAAGAAGGAAAAAAAGTTTCATTAGGTAAAGCTCGGCCGTCTCAAAGTATAGTTATCCCGGCTTAACAGGTTGCTCTTCATATTATTGAAGTCTGCTGTAGCACTATCCCCATACTGTCCTGCCTTATCTGCATACTGATCCTGCAAAAATTGACTCATCGTATAGTCAACCATATACCGATGCATATTGCTCTTAAGCGCATCCGTCACAGCCACGTTCCAGTTCGGAATCTCCAGTTTCAGGGTAACAGTCTCATAGATACTTTCCTCCCGATCATTACCAGCCTTGGTTACGGTAGAAGTCACTTCCTCATCTTCCTGGCCGATGATGCTTGTGGTCACAACCTCAGTCCATGTGCCGTTGTTGTTATCGGTGTACACATACTTCTTCGTACCCTTCACAAGTCGTTCCAGATTGTTGTTATCCTCCACTCTACCTGAGGTCAGATAACGCTGAGCTGCAACCTTAATATTACCGATGGCTTCTGTTACTGCGCGGTTGATAATGCTGCGAGTCTCTTTACTGTCAGGGCTTTCAATAGTGGCTCTGATGTCCTTCTGCGCATCATCCACCAGTCCCTGGCTCAACACATAACATCGGGCCAATATGTCATTGCATACCTGCTCCATGCTAAAGTTCAAAGTAATTAGTTTACTATCCATATTTCGAAATATTTAGATGATTAATAAATCTACCTCAGTTCATAAGGTGGCCTGCCTCCGCTCCAGTCTACACGATCCTGATGAAAATGCTGCGAAACGAAGTCCTGATTACGCTCAGATCCTTTCGGCCCACTCTGGCCATCCTTATCTACTTCGTCCACATTTCGAGCCTCAGCATCCAGTTCATTCTGACTTTTAGCCTCAGCATCTACAGACCGCCCGGCAGTTGCCTGCGCATTCTTCTGCTTACCTATTTCATCCCCACTTCTTGCCGAAGCCATAGGAGAAGAACCAGCCTTTTCGTTAAGGTCCACTGCTCTGACTGATGTATCACTGGCAGAAGAGCCTTCTTTCGTTGTATCATCGGCTTTTCTTTCAGCCTCAGCAAAGCTAAAGTCTTTCTTTAACAAAATCTCCTTAATGGCATCAAGGTCACTCGCTCCCATACTGGCATAGTCCGTATGAGCCATATCCGGAAAATCGCTCAGCCACCCGGCAAGGATTGCATGAACCAGATAGTTCTGAATCTGATTGCTCAGCACACCACTTAACCTTGGCGGCCAAGAAGCAAGTGTCACTATATTGATAGAGAAATCATCAGCCAGAGCCTGCAAATCAAACTTCTGTGTGGTCGAAGAAGAAAACCTCGCAAGAAAATTCTCTAAGTCGGTTATCGCCTCCCTATAGTATATATCCAGTTTAGCCTCTTCTGCATCACTGGCCCATACGCTTTGGAAGTCCACTTCCGGGTTATGCTGCGCAATGGTGGCAGATAGTCCATCTACCACACCCATCACGCTCTTTTTCACTATTTTTATAGTTATCGTTTTCATAAGCCTTATTTCTTTCTATGCCACAACCAAATCAGCAAACCTATCACTGCAACTACCAGGGTCCGAATGATCTTGGCTGTATACTTCCCCAGGGTAATATACCTCTGTTCTGCCTTGCTCAGTTCTCGTACCATCGGCTTCGGAACATAGATAGTATCTCGTTTGATGAATGAATCAGTCTTCACTTTGTTCAGATACCTGTATCTATTTTGCAGCACAAGCCTATCCTTAAAGATCGTGTCACCCCTCTGATAGATATATACGCTATCCTTCCGGTAGAAACTATCTGTTTTCTCCACCGTGTCCGTTCTTGCCACATATTGGATATGATATTCCGGCACGGTCACATATTTCGTCTTGCAGCTCGTCAAAAAGAGCACAGAGAAATAAGCTACCCATACCAGCAGATAGATGATCCAATGTCTTGTCTTCATAAGCTATGATATGTTTAAGGCTCGCTTGGACCTTTTCAAATACTCCTTGCATTCGTCCAGACCATTGTAGCCACCGTTAATTTTCCGTCTAATTGCTTTCAGATTATCCTCGTCTGCCAATTCGTTGCAACCGAAGGTATCGAATATCCACATCGAGGAACGTGTCGCACCAAGAGGCTGCTCCAAGAGGTAAGGCTTCTTCACTACATCATAGCCACAATATCCGGCATACTTGCTGTAGTTGGCTCGCCCTGTTATCTGGATCAGCCCACGCCCCTTAAACCTTACGCCATCTCCCTTATGGGTGTTACCAAGGTCTTTTCTTCCCTCATACGCCTTTCCGCTGGCAATCTCCTTGGTATATCTCAGTTCACAACTCTCATGGGCAATCTGAGCCAAGTAGTGCGCCCATCTCAAAGGCGTGTTTATTTCAAACTCCTCGGCAAATCGGTTCAGGCATGGCAGAAACTTCTCTGCCCTCTTCCCTGCGTTAGGCATTGCCATCAGCAACTGCTCTAATCTGATTTCCTTCATTTCCATTTTCTTTATTGTTTTTATATTCTTGGTATCTCTTAAACATCGGGAATTTCTCTACGAATCCAAGTGTCAGCGCATAATAAGCATAGTCCACAAGTTTATAAAAGGGCGTATCTGACACTAGCATCCGTCTCAGGTTCTTCAATATGTTGGTCGTGAACAGATAGGTTGCAGCTATACACACCCACTTCACGCAAAACAAGGCCTCTGTGTCCGAGTGAAGAAAGTGGCCGATAATAAATAATGCAGCCACCGTCACGAAGAACACTGCACAGCATACGAAGAACATTCCGAATTTCTTCCAGCTCCATTCTTCACCGTTAAACACTGCAGCCACGATGCCAAACACCAGGTTCAGCCCAAATAATACCATCATGGCAATCATAAAATCCCTGATGGGAACCAGCAGACTCAGAAAAGTCCATATCGTCCCAATTAAGTAACCTCGAATATCATTCATTTTCTTTTTCATTTATCCGTCCCCACTCCGTTATGGAAACGATGCAAATATAAGCCATCATTCCCAGTTCTCTGTGATAAGTTGCGCAACTTCATACGAAAAAAGAGAACACAAGCCCATTTTCCGCCTGCATTCTCTTCTTCTGATAGTTTTCTTTTATATATCTTAGGTCATTATGGAAATAATTTAGTGATTGAAGTACCCCCAAGCCTTACAATGGCCATAAGGGTTATCATCATCCCTCAGCCAGTTTACGGCAAGATCCACCATTTTATCCATCAACTGCTCTTCGCTGTCCTCCGGGAACCACTTCTTCATCAGATTAAAGTTGTCAGAGTAGATCATGTTCAGCACCACGGCAAAATCCCATTGGTTATATGGCCGAATCTCGTCCTTCACCGTCTCATAGATTTCCTGCGTCTTGGCCATGGTATAGTAAGGAGCACGATGCTCTACCTCCTTGTCATCCTCAAACACCATCTTATTGATCTGAGCCTCAGCAAAGAAGTCGTTGAAGTGGCCGTTACCCACAACCCCATAAATCTCCTTGTAGAGTTTCAGGAGGTCTTCTTCCGTAGCGTGCATAGCCACAAACTTGCCGATGATCTTGGTTACCTTCACCATCTGCTCCGGTGTGGCGTCACTCTGATATTTTGTGATAAGTTCTACTAAGTTCATATCATTCTTGTTTTTGTGATTTGACGTATTTGAAAATCTCGTCCAACTTGTTTTCCATGTTGTCAAGTCGCTGATTTGTTCTCTGCTGGTCACGAAATGATGTGTCCAACTCTGAGAGAAGTTGATCACAGTCCTTTACGGTCTGCTCGAAGTCCGGCATCTTATTGATGATGTCATTGGCTTGGTTCTTCAATGCGTTCACCTCGTTGATGATACTCTCCTTACTACAAGAGATTACAAGGGTGTCGCTGTATGCTGTTTGCTCAGTATCAACTACCGAATAGATAGACTGCTTGCCATCCTCAGTTTGCACGTTTACTTTCACGTTCCTTGCCCCATAATTCGGCATTCCTGGCATAGCAGCCATTACGTTCTGCTTGCCATTTTCAAAGTCAGGGCATGGATTGGTCGTCACCTTACCTTGTTTAAATTTTCTGCTGGCTCTATCAAATAGATAGATTGGAAATCCAGCCTTCAAGTCTCTGAATATCATAATCGTATCGTTTTAAATGGATAATGCGAGGGAAACGATGGCTAACAAACCATCCACCATTTCCCCCTATAATGATACTAAGCAGTAGTCAATGCTACGGTCAGACTGTCAAATATGCTCAGGCCTCTAGCCTTTCCGCATACCACATCGTTAGCCTTTTGCGTTCTGCCAACACTTGCGATAGTTACAGCCGTTGGCAGTGCTGTCTGCCCTTGGAAGGCTGCTACCCATCTTTCCGTGTAAATCAACGGCTGTGCTCTCATCATGTTTCTGTTGCCTACTACAGGCGAAATGATGGAGATTGTTGCCACGATAGGCACAAACACAGTTGTGCCATTCAGGATAGGCTGCTCATAACTGTAAGTTATGCTTGCCTGTGGCTGCACGCTGCCATTCACGCAATAAGGTCTGCAAAGCTTCTCATTGTAAGTAGCTAAGACTGAAACTTGGTTGGCTACCAATGCTGTAGTAGCCAAACCCACTGGAGAAATCTTGTTCATACCACTACGCTTCTGTTTCATTCTTTACTTTTTTACTGATAGCCACCTGCTACACCTGCGCCACATCCGCAACCGCCATTCATCAGATTGGCTAAGTAGATGTTCTGCTGCAACTGAGAGTTCTTAAACTTCAAGTCCTGAATCTCGTTAGCTTGCTCCTGGCTCCAATGCCCTGTCAAGGTGTCAATGATACGCTGAGTGTTGTTCTCACCTGCACGGATGATGTCACACTTGTCTTGCTGCAGCTGGAAACCAAGGTTCGAAGCAGCTCTTTCTATACCAGTGTTGGTATAGCTAAAGCCCTGCTGCATCTGGTTAATGATGTCCTTCTGGCCCATCTGGTTCTCATAACCCATACGGATAATGTTCTGCTGCGTCTGGCAGCAGCAATCCTTCAACGCTATTGTCATCTGCAAGTCACCTTGTGAAATCGCATTGATTACTCGCTCTGCCGAGAATCCTACCTGACCGCCAAGCTGCTGGATGCCTGCCTGGATGCCACAGATAGAGTTCTGCAAGGCGTTGAAGTCACAGTTCAGATTGCTTGCCAACATTTTAAGGTCGTTGCCGTTACCCTGAATGGCACCCATCAGCAAGTTACTGTTCTGATTGTCTGCCATCTGGTTGCGCAAGCTCTCGATTTGACTCTGAATCTCCGCACGCTGCACATCTGCGCCATTGTCACGGTTGTTCCAGTTGTCGCCATACATCCACTTCATCACGCCCATCATCATCATGTAGGCAAATGGATTGTTCCACATGTCGGCATCGTCACGGTCTCGCATCATAGCCGCCATTGCCAAAGGATTGCTGTCACGATTAGCCATCGCTCCAAGCAAACCACCCATCATTGCATCGTTGCAACAAGAGGTAGTCTTAATTACTTCTTCTGCCATAATTCCTTAAGTAATAAAAGTTGTACATTTTGTTTATTCACACATGTAATCGATTACGGCAGCAAAGTTATCCCAAAATATCTACATGTTTAATAACTCTGTCAAACATTCTTTTAGTAGCTGATTTCCAATGATTTAAGGTGACATAGACCCATATCAAAAAAGAGAAGCCTCATCAGCTTCTCTTCATTATTCTGTTATTTACCCATAAAATAAGTGATGATGGTTCCAGCAATCGCTATCACATTGATAAATGTTAGCCACGCAAACAACCACTTCTTGCGTTTATAATCTCCTGTCCACCAAACAAAGATATTAAACGAAACGCTCAACATTATAATGATAGCACACTCTACAAATAAAAATGTTACCATATTCATATCGCTTATCCGTGTTGCGATAGGGCTTAGTTCTTGTTTCTTTTCAATCTTTTCTTAATAAACTCCTTAACGTCCCATTTTTTAAAGAAATGAGAATGATCCCCAGCGTTTCCCACGCTCTATAGTTCCCCATCAGCGATAGCCCTTCTTAGGGTAGATTCGCTGATATGCGCCTCCTTCTTCACCTGACCGGCAGTCATCATTGGGTTGAGAGCATACGGCAGATAGTTCTCACAAAGGTCTTCTATCTCATCGCTACTCATTCCGCAAGCAGTTACCTTCTCCCCTCTCTTCTCTTGCTCGTCTGCTCGAAAACAAGAATCCGATAACGATTTTAATAACACTCCCAAGGTGTGATAACCAAATAACTTTCCCATATCATTATAATCTAGAGATTAAACTTTGACAGCCCTTGCCTGAGAAATACTTATCGGCAAAACCATATACATAAAATATAATGGTCATTACAAGTATTACAACATTAGCTTCCACCATTTCGTTGGTGGTAAAAACATTCCAGTATACGATATGAATAGCATTTATCCCAAATAGGTAGATGATCATCGGAATACGCCATCTGTAGCAGAGCCAAAAGAATCTGCTCGCAATTATAAGCACAAGCGGATGGATGTAAACGGAAAAATAGATAAATGCTGCCGATACCCAATTCTCCTTAAACCATACGCACATTTCTTTTTCATGAGACGCAAATGTTACCATGCATGCAATATGAAAAAGCATGATAAACAGAGGCATCACTTCACAATAATACTTGAACAAAGTGAGTAGCTTCACGCTGTAGCCTCTACCTGCAAGGATAATTACGTTAATCATTTCGCTAACGTCCATACCCTTAAACATTACTCTTGACAACTGTACTACACCGACTGATTGAACTAACCGATGGACTTCATCTTCTTCCTCTTTAGTCATAAATTCTTCTCCTTTTGTCTATAGTTAATTGTTCTACGTTCTTGATAAGATCAAAATCTGTGGCAAAATTACAATTTTTTGCTCAAATCAATTCATTTTGAGCAAAATTTTAAAGTTAAGCTTTGATAAAGTAACAATCTGTAAGCAAATTATTCGTATATTAGTGTTTGATTAGCCATCTTAGTTTGATAGAGAATGAACTTGGTTGTGTGATATTGCCAACTCAGGTAGGTGACATCTTTTATTCTATTTCCTTATATTCAGACATGGCATCAAAACAAAGACAATACTTCTTTCTATTTTTCTCATTTTGTTAAAAAAATAAAGTAATTAATAATACTACCGAGTACAATCACTACAGAATACCTCACAATATCTTCCCACTCAAATCGCGAGAGATGGTAGTGTTTGTACTGATAAATCTCTCTACCTACCATTACAGGCAAAGAAAGCAGACCCACTAATATACTTACCAGCAGCCAACAAACGAGACCAATCCAGTCTCGCTTGTTTAATTTTAATATATTTCTCATCATACATTATTATTTGTTATACACAGGGCTATATTTCCTTTATCCCCATTGTCTCACCGATGGTGAGAAGTTCTTTGGCTCTTGCCTTGCACTTCTCTCTATACTCTTGAAACTCATTGAACTCATTCATCTTCTCATTGGATTCCTCCTCACTTACACTTGAAGGATTCTGCATAAGCATAAGAGAGTTACTTACTATTGCCTCAACCTCATTCTCTGAATACTTATGTCTGATGAGAGCTGATACAATGGCACCATAGTTCCATACAGCTACGGGCAGCGTGACCATGTCCTCGCTCCCCATACCGACCTTTACACTCACTACAAATCTTCCACAGTCATTGCCTATCACAATATCCTGTGACTCATGCATAAACTCGTTATCCATAAATTTCTATTTTGATTAATTGATATTTAATACAAAAACTTTTTTAATCTTATTGATTCAAATCAGGAAGGATTCAAGCCTACAACTTGAATGCGACCGCCGCCCTTACCTGATAATAGGAGGATTTGAATTTGTTGAAGTAGAATATCCCTCTGGCAGGATCCAGAGGCCAAGAATCTAACTCAGAAGACTCGGAAGACAGCCAGTACCAGGTGCTCTTGAACTTAATAAAACGCTGGTCTGCCCATGGTTTCGCAAAGATGGCATAAGGTGCGCTCGCATCATCATAACCTTTCATTGCATACCAAGAGCATCTTGCCATCTCGCCTGACGACATCAGAAACCAATGCCCCTCGCTGAACTGCTCTGCTAACGTCTTAGTGTTATTATCAAGCGCAGGTACATAGGCATTGCAATAGCTTGCAGCAGGGTAGTAATACTGCTGATACTTCTGCGCATTACCATGAGCGGTTTGTACACTCTCGATACATTCCGTAAGACTTTTTGCTAAAGTCTTATATGACGTCGCCTTCGGGATAGGCAGATTTACGTTGGTATCCTGCAAGATGTAGTCTCTGTGAGCAATAATCTTTAGGGTGTTGAGCTGACCACGAGCGATCATGTCTCCCACTTTCAATCCCACACGGTCCAAATACTCACCAAGAGTTGTATGACCTACATTCATATCATACATACTCTGCGTGATTTCTTCAAATCCGATGTCACTTATCGTATTAAGGGCACTATATTCCTTGAACCCGTCATTGGGTGTGTTACTCTCGTCACGCATATTGACATCGGTCACATTCAACTGTGTAGTGTACTCCTGCAGCAATTGCAGATTATAAACGTTATAGTTAGAATTGCTGCCTAATTTGATACCATTCATACCAGAATCAGCATTGGTACTGTTATAAAGTCCCCATACTCTACTACCATAGTCCTTTAAGGCTACCGCAATCGCCCATTTGCGCTTCTTTGGCTCGATGTAGAATATCACAGCGATAGGGGTAGCATCAGAAAAGCTCAGGTCACTGCCGTATGTTCCATCAGAGAATACGTAATCTCCAAGCTGTGCCTGATAAGGGTAGAAATATATCTCACTCTCTGCACTAACTGTACTTCCGTCTGACAACTCAACTTCCAGATATACCGTAGCCTTATCATCATTCTCCTTAGACCCGACTTTGCTAACATGTATAACACCAGTATCTTTTTCTATTGTAGCGAAGCTATTCTCACTTATACTCCACCTTTCAGATGTGAAGTTATTACCTTTCGGTGGTAAAGTTCTTAGCGTTAAAGAGTAATCTCCTTTTTCACCGAAATTTTTCTTTCCGACGATTGATACACTCTTAATAGTGACCTTCTCATAAGAGATATACAGACTGTTACCCTCGTTATCAATTTTTCCCCAAGCATTCAGCATCTTTCGCTTCTGGTCCATTGTAACATTAGCTGTGCATACAATCTTTCCTTGTAATCTTACACCCTTGTCAGCAAGCCACATCAGGAACTTCATGTCATCTACTGACCAGTTTACACCCTTAACAGTTGCTTCTACTAAAGGACTATTAGCATCAAAACAAGCCTTGCAAATTGCATAGCTATCCAAATTAGGGCAATCTTCAAAGTCCAAATACTTAATATTAGCATAAGAACCTATCGTCATTCCGTTAGCTGACAAATTGGAGTAACCTTTAAGATGCAACTCTGTAATAGTGTCAGGCAATACCAGCTTTGTAAGCATATCAGTAGGAGGTGTCGTTACACCTGTAATAGGAGTGTTTGTGAAGTCAATCTCCTCCAAGAGATCAGAGGATAAGATAATACTCTTTTTCAGGTTCTTCACGTTCCTGACAATCACCTGTCTCAGCATACCCATCTTGCTGAGGTCAAAATTCGTTCCTATCTCCCTTGTATTTGGCTTAGATGCAGTATAGTTCATAATGAACTTTGTAAGTTTTTTCAGCAATCCCATGTTGAGGTCAAACTTAAAGTCACCAAGACCTTCCATGCCATAGATGGTGTAATTTCCATTGCTACCCCTGGCATAGGTTGATAACTCTGTGATAAGGTCAGCATCATCAACGTCAAAAGTCGCATCCTGTGGGTTAGAGAACTTGAATGGCATATATGAATAAGTGCCTGGTTTGATATTACGGTGGTCATCAAAGTTGCCTACACCCCACTGTAAGGTACAATAGATGGCTTGGTAGTGCTTGATGGCAAAGCCCCTACCGACTTCATATAAACGCAAGCGAAGGTTATTGCCAACAGACGAGCCACAATGATACTTACTATCAAGGTATCTCTGGCGCTTACCAAAGAAGTAGTCCATCACTTGCACCTTGTCACCGTATGCCTTCGTAAAGTTGTTGGTGTTTGCATATCCGAAGGCATCTGCATTATACAGATTCTCGCACCAACACTTCCAGAAATCCTTATACTTTGTGAGCATGTCTTGATAAGTAAGACCATTTCCTCTCATCTTGACATACATCGCTTCCACCTCATTAGGGAAACAATTTACAATATTATCCCACAAGGCAGACAGTCTGCCATTGAATACAGGAGAGAAACCTTCTGGACAATTAGGTTTGTATGAGTTTGTTGTCTCATCATAGACCTCTCCGTTAATTTGCGCTGTCTCGTCCGTAATTGGATTGTAGCAGTCATTCCACTCATGGTAGTATTTGAATGACAATACACCAGAGTTATTGAAAAGGGACTGGCTATCTGTGTCCCTCAGAAATATATCAGCCTTAGCTTCTTTTACTGTCTTTGCCATAATTATTCTTCATTCCAAGTTATTGAATCAAATGCTAAACTCATATTTTTATCCATGGAATCCATACCGATAATCCATTGACAGAAATTGAAATAGAATATCGCACTATCAAGTCTCAGGTATGTACTTGCTTCCGCCGTAAACTTCGCACGTCTGTATGCAGGATTATCCTTCTTATAGGTAGTTCCATTATAGACTACTGGAGTTTCAAGTGTTGCATAATCGCCATTCTCACGCTTGTATCTCTCAGCAAGGAGTACATTGGTAGAAACCACCCAATTATGAAAACGCTTGATTACCGCAAGCTCCTGATTGGTAGCATCTATGTTATCCGTAGTTTTCTTTGCTACACCAAGTTTATTTGTTTTATTGACAGGCGATTTCTTCGGTACTCTCGCATAGTAAAGTGGTATGCCAGTCAGCACACTACTCTGTAATGAATCACCATCAATGCTATAGTCTCCAGCCTCCTGATTGAACATATTGACATTCTCATCTATCTCCCATATTTGAGCCTTCATGTAGTCCTTTGCAGGGAAGCCAAGGAAGGACGCAGAATATTTGTTATTGATGAAATTGTATATGCTGAGGAAAGTAGGTGCAGCACTTCCACTTGTTGAGGTTCTGCGGAATCCTATCTCAGGGAATCCACTAAGTGACTTTCTGAATGTTACAGCCTTACCTAAATCTGCCTGTTCTTTCTGATAAGCAGTATAGAGAGAATCATTACCTTTAGCACAAGCAAGAAGTATCTGCTGATACATATTCATGGCATGAATATTGAAGATACCTTCGGATGAAGCAAAGTTTACCTTGTGAACCATTTCCTTCTCACCAGTCTCTACACCAATAGTAATGGAGTAAAGTGTATGGTTCTCTGTCTCGCCAACCAATCCTACGGTAATATTTACAGACTCGCCATTGCCAGTTTCAAATATCTCGGCAAAGTTCTTGTATGGCAGAGGATAACCATTTGAGGATGTACCATCAGCATTAAACATGTGTGCGCCTACGGTAAAAGGAGCTTGTGCCCATCCATCAGTAGCCTTATTCCAAAGTGGATTTTCAAAGGTTGTACCATTGATAGGAACATCATCATTATTCTTGTTGTAAGGCAAGTTGTCGATATTCCATACGATGATAGGGGATTGAGGTAAAGCCTTTTTCACCTTTTCATAGGAGATAATCTCATCAGGGTTATGGATATTACCACTACTATTTAGAATATCGTTTCGCTTGGCGAGGTTAATCTTTCCATAGTGGTCAAAGATTCCGTTGCTATCATACACATCATTAACATCTGGTGTGTCGTAAGCAAAATTATCCAAGGCTTGATAAGGGTTGATGGATTTCTCATATCCTCTTATAGAATAGAGGATGACCTGTGCCATATCAGAACCTATGACTATATCCTTTGGTGTTCCCTGCTTCCAGTTTGCGTTAGAATAATCGAACATTCTGACACATACACCATTGATACACAGATAAGCCAAGTTTACGTCCTTCTCTGTTGCGTCACCACCACCAAGATTGTTGACCGTATGAGTAGTAGTTCCATCGATAGACAGAGAGAATTTCATTCTCTTGGTCTCAGGATAGTAAGTCATTACACTATCAGTAGAACATTTTACCTCGATTTTGTTAGCGTATATGCGGAAACCAGTTGTATCATCCATGCAATCTACGATAACTGCATTCTCATCAGAACAGATACCTGTCTCAAACTCAATCTCAATGGTTCTTCCCTTCTTGCTTCCACTCACACCGAAATTCTCTGCAAATGGTTGCCAATCTTTCAATGTGACATACTTTCCGGCTCCGATGGTCATACCCTTTCCATCAAGGAATCCGTTATAGTCATTAAACTTGAAATTGTCAGAACGTTCTATATAGGAAGTTCTTACCCCTTCGTAATAACTCTCCAGGTTCTCGATACCCTTATCGGAATTAGTCTTACCCTTCATGGAGTAATATACCTTACATTCACTGACTGGCTGCAAGGTAACTCCTGCACCCTTGATTGTTACATCGTGGGTTGCACTCACCTCGCCAATGGATATGACTACACTAATCTTTGGAGCATAGTCATTCAAATCCAATGGTACGGTAGCCATCAAGGGTGTCTCTCCTGATGTATGATTATCATCTACGGTACATAACTGGTCCGTCAGAACAAGCTCTTCAGTATTGTTATTATACAATACCTTGATTTCGATTGCGACCTGCGAGCCAATCTCATTGTCAGGAAGGTAGAAATAATAAGGTACCTGAATGGTAGAATACTGAGTAGCAGATACAGGAGCATCCTTTCCTATAGCAATGGCAGGGGTATTGCCCTTCTTGATATAGGAAGTTCGTATCTTTTCTGTCGTAATGCCATACTCTGAATTGGATGCCCATACTTCAATCTCATGCTTACCAGCAGCATAAGTACCTTTTGAGTCAATCACAAACTCACCAGATGAGTTATTGATGGTCTTGGTCATGGTTTCGCTACCATTACCATTGCTTACCTTGCAATAGACGGTGGCATTCGCACCCTGGCAATTCACACGCAAAGCCCACTTTCCGTCTCTTACGGAAGTCTCTACATAACTCGCATCAAAAGAGAGGTTGATAGATACCGTTCTGATGCTGAGAGAGAAAGTTCTGCTTTGACCGTGCGTATTAGCCACAGTAATCTTTACAGTATTCGTTTCTGACACAAGATAGTTGGTCAGGTCAACATTATAATTGTTGCCAGTTGCCGTACCAGAAGCTTCAAGTGTCTGTTTCAGTTCCGGAATATCAACGCCATTCACTGATACTACAAGAGTTCCGCTGGTCTCATCCTTTTCGGAAGGCTCTCCGTAGTAACTATTGTAATTGATGGTCGCAATACACTCTGTTCCCTTTACGATGACATCATTAGGTCTCTTTACCATAGATGTTCGCAGGATATACTGGAGTTCAGCCTTTGCCGTAACAAAGTCATACGACTGTTTGACGTTATCAGCATACTTATCCTTGTCGTTATACCACTCACGATAACTATTCTCATCGGAAAAGAACCTCCAATAGATGTGTGAATTGTTTCCCTCCGGCACTACCTCTTGGTCAATATAACCGAACTTCCCATCTTTTAAGGAAATCAAGTTGTCCTTGATGAGCTTCTGTACCCATTTGCCCAAGTAACCTCCCCAATCTTTCTTGAGGTCAGTTATTTCCTCGTCTTTTTTTTCTGTTGCCATATCTTATAATTAATTTTTCCAAGTTTCATCATCAATCCAAGGTTTCTCATTGACCCACCAGCCGCTGCCAAAGCAGCTTCTGATAGCTTGCCAAATGAGAACACTTCCCTTATACACTGCCGAAATCACATTACTTCCCAATCTGATAGCAGAGATTTCTTTATTTCCTAACTTTATCATAGGCTATTCCTCCGTAAGCATATAGTAAGTGTCTGGGTCTTTCGTTTCCAAAGCCTCGTAAGCCGCTTCCGTCATATTCACGAACTTCGTGATAGTGGCAGGGATATTATCTACTTTTTTCTTCAACGTAGAAATATCAGACGTAGCGGTAGTCAAAGCCTGTTTGTTTGCCTCTGCCATTCTGTTTGCTGCCTCTGCCTTGACCAACGCATTGCTTGCATCAGTAGAAGCGGTGGTAGCTTTCTTCTTGATTTCGGTGATAGTGGATGATAAGTGGCTGAGTTTGTCACTAACAGCCTTCTGACTCATCACCTTATCCTCAGCTTCTCCTGATTCCTGAACAACACTCTCCTTGTCGAACTTCTTAGCCAATGCATCATTCAAGATCTTCTGGCTTACAACCTTATTGGTGCTCACGCCCAACTCCTGAGCCACTTCCAGCAAGGTTGTGTTTACCCAGCTGCTGCCATTTTCAGAATAGAGTACATTGATGCCCTGAGGAACTGCGAGATTATCAAAGTTTTTATACGTACCAGCTACGGTCGCAAAATAATACATTTTGGCATCAATAACCTTTGTAGGCACAGTGTCAAGATTAGCCACGCCCATATACGTAGCAGATTTTACGAGCTTAAACTTTTCTATGATATTTGTTATCAACTCGTCCCAATAGCTATCCCTCTTGGCATTTACACACCAAGTTCCTCTGTCTGCATTCCAGTAGTGAGACCAACCGTCTATCACCACATAGTCACCGGCCACACCACCAGTAGGGAAATTTCGGTTCACCTCATAGATGCTGCCATATTCTCCCTTGTAATGAGGATCTTCTTTATTAATATCGATAGCCATAAAATATTATATTTGAGATAATTGGTTATACTTTTCTGCCAAATCGCTTTCCTTCTTACTTACCAGGAAGATGCTGATGGCACGATAGATAAGATATTTCTTGCATTCATCTGTCAGGGAAAGGATGATCTTCTGGTCGGTCACTTCGTCTTCATGCCCAGTATCAGTAGAAAACACATCCTCTAACTTTAGATAAGGGATATACGTGAACAGTTCAACCTCATGATCATATACAGTTCCAACAGGTGCATGGTTGGCATCATACCTTCCGGCAGTCCAGTACATCAGCACTCGCTTTCCTGTAATTGGCGATGTGGTAATCATGCCCTTTGGTTTCTGTGGCGTTCCCCTGGTCCACCGGGAGACTTGCATCTGAGCCTCCTTGCTGCCTGGTTCCATCAGCATCGTCAGCGTGCTTTGCCAACTTTTTAGTTTCAGTTCTACCAGTCTCAGCCAATCGTCAGGAATTGTCAGGCTTCCATGACCATCTGTAAACTGTGTTTGGATGGCATCATAATCTTGATTGCCACTTTCATTCAGCGAAACTTCCACCCTTTTGGGGAGAATCATTTGCGCTGGTGCTTGCAGCAGAATCTGTTGTGCTGCCGTTTCAATGGCTTGCTTCATTTCCGTGTCCGAATCATCCGTAATGATGTCATTCACCTCATCATGGATCACTTCGTCCATAGCTATGCGCATTTCCTTCACAAGGTCACTTATAAGGACTTCCATAAGCAAGAAACCTATTAACTAAAAATTATAAACTAAAACTCAATAACCACACCCAACTCTTTAGCCTTCTCCTTCACACTCTCAGGTGATTTCAGTTCCCTTACATCCACCTTATAGGTCTTCTGGAGATAGTTCTTGGCCTTGGTGATGTTCTCGAAATGAAGGGCATTCTCGTCCTTCACCTGCTCTTCATTTTGTTGTTGGACCTGCTCCTCTACCGGCTGGCTCTCATCAATGATACGGCCTGACTTCGTTAGAGGATGTTTCCTGATGCATTCTGCCACCTGCTTGTTATCCGTAATGTACGAATAGGCATCGTTGCCACACCGCTCAAACTCAATGTTCTTGATCAGTCCGCTCGGCAGAGTCACAACAAAAATGAGCATGCTCTTAGCTACAAATCTATACATATCTATTTGTGTTTATGGTGAGAAGGGATAGTGAGACTGCATTAGCCTCAACTATCCCCTAGATTGATATATGTAGAAAACTATCAGTTTCCTATACGATGATTACGCTGACTCCCGAATCTCCTCATCTGTCACGCCATCACCAGTGAAGACTGGTCGTGCTACACGCGCATGAGCATCTGGAAAGGTCAGTACCCAGCAGCTATACTCCTCCATAACAACACCTGCTGTGTTACGAATCAAGAGATCCTTAGCGTTAAACTCATTTCTGGTCCATGTGCCGAATACATACTTATCCAGATAACGAGAATCCAGGCAGAAAGCTCGGCCGTCCATACCCCAGGAGTTAAAAGCATCGTGACGATAAATCAGAATCTTAGTACCCATACTCTCGAACTTCTCGAAATCTAGTTTCCAACCCTGATAATCCTTTTCTGTCTGGGTAATGATACGCTTATTAGAACGAAGGTTAGCAAATGCCTGATAAATCAAGTTGTCAACAAAGAGGAGTTTGGTACGGCTAGAGTTACCTGCACCCTTCAACATAGCAGCAATAAACTGAGTCAATTCTTTCTCGCTGATTACATACTCGTATACCTGCTTCACAACCTCAGATGCACCATCAGAGGTTGTAACCTTTACCTTCGTTGTTACAGGAACAAGATCGCCTTTATCGTTCCTTTGCATCTTTGGCTCCCAGTGACCTATCTGCAAATCCTTTCCAGCTTCCCAGAAGATGCCGCCCATAGTGTATACCATACCGACATCCTTTCCACCATTCGACTGAGAACGATAGCCAAAGAGACCACTCAACTCCTGGCCCTGACGCATATCATCCATCGCCATTTTCTCCTGTCTGGTGAAGTCCCACTGAACCTGGGTCTTCATCATACGGTCAATAAGAGATTCCTCTACCTGCATGATGAATCGCTGGCAATACTGGAAGCTCTTGTCAGGCATAGAATAGTAACTACCTGTTTCAACCTCCTTTTCTCCAGCGGCTCTACCAAGTCGCATCACTACTGTTCCTGCAGCAATATCCTCCGGTATATCTCTGTTACCACGTGATACATTCTTTTTGCCATTCAGTGCATAACAGGTTGGATTACCATCGTTGTCAACAGACGTAACTCGCAACTGCAGAGGAATCATCTTGCTTCTGTCGGTACCATTATCATCAAAACCCAACATGTCGTTAACCATAATAATGTCACCAATACCAAACACAGTAGGATTTTCTACCTTAAATGTCACTGAGCCACCATTTGTAGTTTTAGCAAGTTTCTCAGTTAGTTTGGTTTTGATTGGTCGCTGACCAATGGAATAATATTCGATGCGGTTGCTGTCAACAGGAGTCATTCGTTTCGAAGCTCGAAGTATCTGATCAATAGGGCAACTCTCCAATTTCATTTCTACCACGGTTGGGTTAACATGTGCTACATAGTAGTCCCAATTTCCCATTTTTTCCTGCTGCTCCTGACTAGCAGCTGCCCATTTAGGACCAGTACCACCACCACCAGGGCCATCTGTAGGACCTGTCGGGCCACCACCACCTTCACCAGGTGGAACAGCAGGAGGATTTTCAGCCATTGCATAAGAACTTCCACCACTAAGAATCATGACGAGCACCGCCATCATGAAACCAAACCATTTCTTAAACTGTTTCATAATCTATACATTTAAAATTATTAATTATAAATTTCTAATTCTACATTCCAATCATCTTGCTGTACACCTGTTCTGTGCGACTCTTTTCCTTTGGAAGTGAAGGTGCACCACCTCCTCCATCGATGTTGATGTTCTTCTTACCGCCCTGCTTGCCATCATGCAGTTGTTTCTGCTGGTCGATCTTCTCGTTCTTACCACGCTTGTAGCCTCGCTCCTCGGCATCAGCCACAGCTTTGTCGAAGTCCTTGATTTGAAAGAGGCGCAAGAAGTCTTCCTTCTTCAAGCCATACCGAGCTGCACGCCATATGAAACCATCATCATCGTGATCCTCGCCATCATCGCTACGCTTGTAAAGCCATTCTATCAAATCGGTAATCGCCTCAGGCTTCAATTTCGCTTCTTTAATAGCAGCGTCAAGTTCGGCATCTTCCTGCTCCATATTGGCAGCAAGTTGCTCATTGTCCTTTGCCAGTTTCTCGCTGGCTTCAAGTTTTTCTTTTTCACTAGCCTTCAAACGAGCCTTAGCCTTCTCGTCACCATTGATGGCATCAATATAGTCCTGCCCCATTTCATCAATCATGAAATCGATAAAATTGAAGTCGCTGCCATCGGCATTTTTCTTGGTCACAAGACCTGTCACCAGACTTGGGGCATGAGGGTTGTCCTGCAACATTTTGTTGAAGTCATCCATTTTCTGCTTATTCTGGTCATACTGGTCGTAATCGGTCGAAAGTTGACCATAAACAGCCTCATCATCGTCCATATTCAAGTCCGGATAACGCTGAGCAAGACGCTCTCTGAAAGAATCTCGCTTTGACTTAACTTTCTGATTATCAATAGTTTCTTTTGCCATAAATATTCGTTTTTAATATTTGTGTGCTAAATTAAGGAAAATTTCGCATTACTTTGTGATAAGTTCTGCATCTTGACGAATTAATTTTGCTGGTATGAAACATCTAAATTCCATATCCGAAATTTACCTTAAAAGAGACCAAGAAATGTATCTGCTCTTTCGTAAGGCCAAGAGGATGGTAGAATATCCTACCACCATGGCTAAGATATGCGATTACATCGCCAAGATGCCTGCATCTTGCTATTATCTTGCCGATAGCACAGCCTATCGGTATGTATGTAAACGCATCAAGGGGGATAAGCCTAAATTCGGCAAATACCAAGCCATGAAAGAAAAACTCTTTGAAGATTTCTATCAGGATTTCTTGCGGCTCCGGCAAATGGATCAATACAAGGAATACAATACCAAAAATCTTGTGTATGAATGCCTGAATCTTCCTGCGCCCAATTTGGGTATGGCTCCACGCTACATACAGATGAAAATAAACAATTATTTCCGCAATAAGAAAACATCATTCATAAATCGATAAATCACTTCCATTATGCGTACATTATATATTACACTTCTCATCATCCTCCTGATGGCTTTCATCATTCCGCTTCATGCCTCGCTGGCTGTGTCTCCATCATCGCCATTATACACCCATTTCGCCTATATGTTCGGTCATGCCAACTTTATACACTGGGGTATCAACGGCTGGTGCATATTGATGGTTCATCATCAGTTCCGCTTCCATCGCCTACTGGCTGCCTGGCTCTGCTCCGTGTTGTTGTCGTTCATATACTATCCGGCATTACCTGTATTGGGTGCATCCGTATTGATTTCTTTCTTCATGGGATTCTCTGCGCAATGGTATTATCGGTATCACCGTATCTACTTCTGGCAGATGATGCTCGGTATGGCTATAGGTTTCCTTCTCCCTTACATAGCTGGTATCTTCCACATAGTCCTATTCTGTTTAGGTTTCATTTATGCTAAGGCAGAGAGATTTATCCGACATGCCAACACACTTAACATTTAACATTCTACACTTAACATTATTATATATAACGAATGCCAGTAGCAAAATCCTCCTTAAAGGTTCGACCTCAGCAGCAGATTTCTGATAAGAAGCTCAAAGAGATTCTTGAAGAAGATAAGAGAAGACTCCAAAGTCTCCTCGCTAGTTATCGTCCCATTACTGGAGAGAATGCCCCTGGACTTCGATTCGAATGCGTCATCACTGATTTTCTGAATGGAAAGAAACTCTGGCTCCCGGTAGAAATGTTGAAGGAAAAGAAGTTCTGCGCCATCATCAAATGTGGTTCTATAGAGGCCTTTTGCGATAAGTACATGCCAGACTTCGACCAAGAGAAGGCTCGCGATGCTGTCTTCCGCTATCTCATACGCCTGCGTTGTAAGCACGATTTCTATTTCTTCGCCTATGCCTATGCCCGAATCAAGAATAAGGATGGTGGTGAGGATATACCTTTTCTTCTTCGCAATGCCCAGATCAAACTAGTCAAGGTCTTCGAACAGTTACGCCTACACAGTCAGTACCACTATATCCGTGTCATTCTCTTGAAGTGCCGTCAATGGGGTGGTTCTACCCTCACCGACATCTACATGGCATGGTTACAGATCTTCTGGAAGACAAACTGGAATAGTAATATCGTTGGACACCAATCTTCATCTGCCACACAGGTATTCGATATGTACGAGAAGCTAATTAATGCCATTCCTACATGGCTCTTCTACGACATCGGTCAACCATTCAAGCCTGATACTCGCAAGTTGAAGACTTCTGGCACCATTCAGAACATCAAGTACCTCATCCCTCGTTCCTGCAAGATTCAGACTGGTTCGGCTCGTAACCCTGAGTCCTGTCGTTCCGGTGATGCTGCCCTCGCACATATCACCGAGGAAGCCTTCTTCCCGAATACTACAGAGTGGACTCCGGCAAAGGTTATCAAGGCTGCTTCTTCATCCATCCAGCCAGACCCTCTTACCTTCATTGTCCGAGAGTCAACCCCAAATGGTCGTGAAAATGAGTTCCATGATGCTTGGGTAGCTGCCAACTCCGTAGATAAGGATGGCAAGCCTCTGTCAGCATTTACTCCTGTCTTCGTTGCATGGTTCGAAATTGAAAAATATATATTGCCATTTGCTTCCGAGGATGAACGTGCCGATTTCGCCATCTGGCTGTGGAAGAATCGCAATGACGAGCAAGGTCATGGTAAGTACTATTGGTGGCTCTACGAATGTAAAGGCGCATCTTTAGAGGGCATCCATTGGTATATTGAGAAGTCCAAGGAGTATGAGACTCTTGACGATATGCGTCAGGAGTTCCCTTCTGATGATGTAGAGGCCTTCCTCTTCTCTGGTACTACAGTCTTCGACCCATACAAGTTGAAGGAAATGGAAGAGGACTGCAAGGGTATTGAGCCTATCATGGTGGGTGACATTGAAGGTGATTCTTATGATGCTGCAGATGATGCTTGCATGAACAATATCCGCTTCATCGAGCGTTCAGGCGGACCATTGAAGGTGTGGGCTGGACCAGACAACTCTGAGATTGTCAGACATCGGTATATCGTAGCCTGCGATATTGGTGGTTCTCACAAAACCTCCGACTTCTCAGATATTGTAGTCCTCGACCGCTATGATGAAATCTATGGTGGTGTTCCGGAAATCGTAGCTGAGTGGCATGGCCACTGCGATGCCGATCAGTTAGCTATGCGCTGTGCCCAGTTAGCCCATTTCTATAATGATGCTTATCTGGTCATCGAGAACAATACCGCCTACTCGCGCATGAACAATACTGAGGGCAACCAGTCTGAGCTGTTCTTCCCTATCCTTCTGCCTCTATACGATAACCTCTATAGCGCATCACAGTCCAAACTGAAGAAGGTGAAGAATATCGAAATGAAATGGGGATTCAACACCAACAAGAATACAAAGGTGGCAATAGTGAAGACCATGGCCCGCATCATCCGTGATGGTGGCTATATGGAACGAGAACTTGCGGCAATAGACGAATGTACCTATTTCCTCTATTACAAGCAGAACGACTGCTATGGAGCCATAGCCGGAAAGCATGATGACCGTGTCATGGCGCGAGCCATTGCCCTCTACGTGGAAAAGGATATGCCAGCACCGGAAATTGTTCCATTCCGTTCAAAGGCAGAGATAGAACGTGAACGTCTCCGCAACCGCCCACCAGTAGTAGCTGATTTGGCCGGAATAGGTGGTGGCAGCTAACCTCTATCTATCCAGCAGCATGATCCGTCCCCTGTATAGTCACCATTCAAGGCGATTCTATCGCCTGTCCATATAAGTTAATAATTAAAAGTAAAAAGAAAAATGAAACAAAGTTATTCAAACCTGCTGCGTAAGATGCTCATAGCCATCTACCAGCCTATCGTCACTCGTATCGAACTCTTCCGTGCCACACGCATGTGGCAAAAAGGAGTCAAGGCAACCATTACCAAGTATAAAGAATGTGGCGCACCTCGCTTCTACATGCTCTACGACCAGTCACATAAAGATTTTGCGATCATGACCTACGATCCTAACAGAAAGAATATGCTCGCATATCGAAGATTAGTCCAGATGGGCAAGTGGAAGGCAACACGCTACTTCAAGAACGTAGAAGACATCAAGGCTGCCTCCTACTACTACACTCCTTCCAAATGGGGAGCCATCGGCTGCGATGCCGACAACAAGGTAAGAGCAAAGAAGTTGAAACAATGGCAAGAATACTACATGTACCGAGTTTCTACCCCGATGTTTAAGTTACGCATATACAAGAAGAAACATGGTATTGACTAAACAAAAAGAAGAGGAGACCATCACGGCTTCCTCTTCACAATCAAATTACCTTAAAAACTAAACACCTATAAAATAATCTAATCTAAGAACTGAACAACATTTCGTTCAATATTATGAATTACCTAAGAACTTCTTTTCTACATAGCTGCCGAAGGAAGAGCTGCCAAATCATTTGCTCCATCGTTTACATCTTTCAGATGTGCTGCAGGCGTACCAGTCTGCTGTTGTTCAACTCCTGCTGTAGGAATTTCGCCATTCGCTTGCTGCTGCGCTTGCATGGCTTGTAGCTTCTCCAACTGTTCCTTGAAGTACTTCTTCATTCTGCTCGTACCAGGGAATTGCCCTACCGTAAGCATCGTATATGGGTCCATCTTACCGCTGGTCATGAAGTTCCAAGCCATATCGTTGTTGGCAGCTCTGATAAGTGGGCTGTATGCATCCAAGTCGATAGAAACATCTAAATCCATATCCCTCATGGTCTCTGAATTGAAGTGAATTTCAAATTCATCACCTGTCAGTTTCACGCTGTCAGCATCGGTACAAAATTCCTGTATCAGGTAAAGTTTCTTCTTGGCCACACGTACCTTAAAGTTGTTAAAACTCTCAACAAAGTCCTGTATGGTGGTAGATGATGATTCTCTTTCCAACTGATATTGCTTACCGCTGGTATTCCGGTGCTGTCCTTGAAGAGCACCCTGTACACCAGTTCCCTCGCTTGCCATCGTCTTGGCAAAGTTCACCATGAAGTCAACACCTGCCGGAATACTCTTGTTGACCAAAGTCTGCGGTGGCTTACCTCCGTTCTTCGAGTTCCACAAGATGATACCATCCGTCTTGGTATAGTTCACCTGCATTTCATCAATGCTCTGTTTCTCGCTCAATGCGTTCTCGTCAACAAGCATCGTTCCCTTGGCACCATTCGCTACGATGAAGTTGATCATCATCATATAATGGTTCAAGGTGCGCTGGTTGTTTTCGGCTCGCATCGTAAAACTTCTTACTTCGCCATTCAAGCATGGATAGGCAACGAAGGTGTATGGATGGATAGAGGTTCTGAATCCGTCCCTGAGCACATAGTATGGTGATTCCCTGGCATCCAGCAGATAGCCATTCGGGGTAAGGTATCTTCTGAACCAGTAGGTCTCAGCCTCATCCTTAATTTCGATGGTCTTAAGTTCAGAAGGGTCTACATAGTAGATAGGCTCACCATTCTCATCGAGCACAGGTAGGCCATTTTCATCTTTCATGATGTTGGATTCCTCTATTTTGCGCTTCTTTTCCTCATAGAAGGCTCGCTGGTCAGGAGAAGCATAGCCGCAATCTCCACTCTCCCAGTCATGCACCCAGATGGCTGGCCTGGTTTCTTTTGTCCAGATTTCCAATACCCGGTACTTGCCTACTACTGAAGAATGGGTGAAATCATCTATTCCGGCATACTGGGCTTCACCAGTCGGGTGATAAGTCTGTTCGGGCGCAAAATGGTGCTGCGTCTGTAGATAGATCTCACTGAGTTTATTAGCCTCTTCCTTGCTTCCATTTGTAAAGGTAGCAATAATCTCTCGCCAAGTCAAATCATGAGCCTCAGCAATAAATTCCACATCGCTCAGGTCATACTTAAAGAAAGGTGGTAAAGCTAACTTAAAGATGTCTACAGAATAGTCAAAGATGCCATTCTTTCCATCCCTTCTGCCATAATAGGTTTTCATGCCCACAAAGGCGAAGACACAGAAGGCATAGAACATTCTCGCATCTAACTCTTGCCTGTCGTTCAAGTTGTCGTTTTGACGAAGATATTCGTTGAAGAAACTGATATAGTCTTCCTCGTTTGGATCCACGGCACTACATGTAGCAGTACTGCGCTGCTGGCGCACAAGACCAACGAGCGAAAGAAGTTTGTCTCCGATTACATCGTATTCCAGTATTGGCATACCTTTCAGTTCCATATACTGCCGGATGGTAATCTTTCTTCCGTTCCATTCTATCTGCTCTTCCAACTGTCTTCCCATCACGAAGTCTTGCGCTCGCTTCCACTTCTTTCTCAGTTCTGCACCATCATAGAAGTATTGGCAAGCCCATTGCAGCAACAGAAGATTGCTTTGGCTCTGCGTAAACCGCTCCCGGCTCACTCCTTCAAGTGAGTCTGGTCCAGGCTCTGCATAGTTCGATATGTCATTTATTACATGATTGTCAACCATAATTCTCAATTTTTCGCCAAAAATACCGCATTTTTCTCGCTTATCAGTGATAAGTTGCGCAACTTAACATTACTTTTTCATATTTTCTCCTTATTTTTGTTCCGTTTCAATTTAAAACGTTTTAAATCATGGGTAAATCAATCAATGTACATGAAGCTTGCGTCATTACTAAAGATGATAAAGGCAACCTCTCCATGGTAGGCAAGGCGAAAGAAGCCCTCACCACTTTGAAGAAAAATAAGGTTTCCGTCTGCATTCTTCTCTGCGACAACAAGAAGGAGGATGTGGAGAAGTTCCTTAACGACAATAACGTGCCTTTCGCCTCTCTCAGTACCAAGGAGGAGACCGATAAGGATGGCAACACCAAGCATGTTGACCCACCCAAAGCAGATGTCACCATCATGCCAAGTTCCAAGGTTATCACTCTTCGAGACGATTGGCAGTGGTGTTTGGATGATATTGCCAGACGCCTTTGGGGAAAGGAAAAGAAGGAGAATCCGAAGAGTGAGCAGCAGCGCATGGATGACAGCATGGCTGATTACATACGCTGGGCAACACCCAAAAAAGAACCAGAGAATGCATCTGGTACTTCTCTCGGATAACATCGCTCCAACATCTTCAATTTTCAAAATACGATTTTTATCTTTTTGTTAAAAATAAAATTTATTTGGAATTTAGAATTTTACAACTATCAAAAAGGGACTCGCTGTGAAGCAAGTCCCTTTTTCTGTTTGTAGAAATATAGAACATAAAATTGAATTGACCAATGCCTATTTTCGGAAATATAGAACATTTTTAAGAGTGAAGTAGCCCGAAGGCTACTCCATTCCGTTCAACGTTTTAAGCAGCTCCTTTCTGGTATTCCGAATCTCTACCAGTTTGGCAGCATCGTTCTGACCATCCATTTGCTTCTTGGCCTTATTCATCTTCCTTCTTGCAGCAGAGATAGCCTTTCTTGCCGCAAACAGTCGCTTGTTGGTCTTGCTGTCCTTAAAGGCATTTGCCTTCGCCTTATCAACATCCTTCAAACGCTGATACTCCTGATAAGTCTCCATGGTTCCGTTCCAGACGTTCTGTATTCTCCAGTCCTCCGTCACGTCCTCTGCCTTAGCCTTCATCAGGTACTTGCTTTCAGCCTTCTCCATTTCCTTCAAGTCTTCATCACCGTTCAGATAACCCTGCACCATGTCAAGAGCCTCCTTCTGGGTGAAAGCCTTGTACTCACTTTGCGAGAGGAATTTCTTCATCTTCTGGCGCATCTTCTTTTTTTCCGTGATACTCTTGGCAGCATCAAAGCGTTTACTAGCCTCCTGTAAGGAAGTCACTCCATCGCTCATTTCTGCACTCTCCAGTGCCTTCACGCTTCCGATAGCAGCCTTAATCTGAGCCTCTGGGTCGATACCATTGCGCTGGCAGCTCTGATAAGTCATCACCACGCCCTCCATATCACCACCAAGGATAAAGTCCTTGAAGTAGCTCTGAGCCTTCCATGGAGAGAAGCCCTTCGATGATGGGAAGAAGAAATCCACAGCCTTGAACTCCTTGTTTTCCTGGCTCGGAATCAGGAAAGGTGCCCAGTACAAAGCATCCTTGTAAAGCAGTCCGATGGTCTTGCCATACTTGCGCTGAATCTCTTGATCCGCATGGCTGGCTTGGAAATCGCTCAGATAGTTTATATCGTCCAAGGTCATTCTCACCATAGGGTTAGCCTTACCTATCATTCGCTGTACCATAGGTCCAGGGAACTCCAGTTCTCCCTTATGGTTGAAGAGATATTCAGGAACCTCACGGAACTGCTTACCATGTCTGATATACATTTCCGTTCCGTCCGCATATCTGCCCATAAAGATCTTGCTCTGTTGACCAAGGCTGTTGCCTCTCATCAGATAGTCATACCATTTCATACCCTCGTCACCATAAGCCAGTTCATACATACTCTTATAGCTTGGGTTGGTCTTTCTGATCTCCTCAGCCTTTTTGCGCTCCTTCTCCTCGTCCAAGGCACGGAAAGCAGCATTGATGCCATTGGCAATACCCTCATAGAACACCATGAATCCGATACCATAACAGAGTAAAGCAGAAATCTGTCTGCTCCTTCTGCCCTCATCCTCCGGCATAAGCTCCTTATGTTTGAGCCTCTGATAATACTGCTTGAAGTTCTCAAAGGTAGCCTCATTCCAGATAGAGCCATATCCGGTTAATGCCAGGAAGTGGCGAGTAGTAGAAGCATTCCAGTCTGGCGAAAGAAGAACTCGTCCGGCATAGCGCAAGGTTCGATGGCTGGCACCCAGAATATCCCAGTGCTGACCGCCAAACATATCATTCACAAACTGACCGTCCTCATCCAAAGCCCGGCTCAGTTCCTCCTCAGTCCATCCCTTCTTCTTGGCACGTTCATTAGTCTTGTCTGCCCTCATCCGGTAGGTCGCAAGTTTCAGTCCGTCATGAAGGAAATCCCACAAGGCTCTATCCATGCCCTTGTTGATGAGCGAAAGCATCTGCGTTGCCACCTTCAATGGCATAGTAGCCAAAGCCACCGTTCCGGAAATTTTATTTCCGTCCTTCAACTTCTCCTGCACCTTCATCATCGCATCGCGCATGTTGTCAAACATGTTCTGTACATCCGCTGCAGCATAGTCGTTGGTCGCTCCAAACTTCACCAAGTGGGTAGCAGCCTCTTGAAAGTCCTCTGGATTGGCAAAGCAAGGCAACTGATGATTCTTCATCGTATCTACAAAGATATACTTCATAAAGTTGGCCATGGCCTTCTTAGGACCAAACTCCACCATGTTCTGCACCATATAAACCTCCGTCAATGCGCCAGCATGGAAACCACTAAAACCCAACTCCAGTTTCTTAGCACTTGAAGCCAAAGTGTCAACGGTTTCCCAAAATGGTGAACTTTCATATTGTTCAAATACAACACCAAATCGTTTAGCAGCACTTTTCTGGCGATAAAGAAGGATTTTTTTACCTGTGATGATATTTGGTATAGTATAATCCTTTGCATTTCCTTTATAGACCCATACAGGACCCAAACCCGGAATCTCAAAGTACTTATACTGCTCCAGGTTAAAAGGAGGCGTAGAAGAAAGCAGTGGGTCAGAAGAAACGATTTCTCCATCCTCATTCCGCTCAATCACGTTCAATCCACTCAACTCCTGCAGCATCGTCTTGTTTACCCAAGCTTCGATATTGCTTCTGCTGTAGTAAGCCATCATCTTTGTGATGTCCGTAGTCTTAGGCACAAGCCCCACGCTGATACCCTCCATCAAAGTACTGATGGTTCTCGGCTTCTCATTAGGACTCTTCGTTCGCTGTCTGTTCTCCACATACATCGCATAAGACCGCTTGTCAGACTTTTCCTTATCCCAGATATGGTTTACATAGTCGGCATTATATCCGGTGTCCTCTCTTAAGGTGTGATTATCCTTCAACCAGTCGTAGGTATAGTTATACCAGTCTCTGATAGAATCAATGGCAGCCTTCATTTCAGGCGAGAGATTCTTGTAGTCAATACCTACAGGCACAATCTGCTGCTTCACCAGTGGCAATACATGCTTGCTCAGGATGTCCGTACCATCAATAGGGACAAAGCCTTCCTCGCCCTGGTGATTGGCATTGATAGCCTGAGCCAGCTTGTTAGCCACCTCGCTCACAGCCTGAGGATCATCATAAACCTTCACCTCCTTGTCGTCTTTCAGTACGGTATGCATCTTAGCAGTCTCAGCAATCAAGTCTGCCACGAAAGGCTGGATAGCCTCTACATCAGTTGGCTGGATATGGATATGTCCCTTTTCAAAAGCACCAGTGGCATTCAAATCGTGCGCCAGGTCACGCAGTCTTCTAGGAGCTTCTATTATATAAGGTATAGCCTCAGCCAGCTTTTCTGCCCGGTTCGGCTTGCCCTTGTAGTCAGAAAGCAACTTATCAAAAGCACCGCTATCAGCCATCTTCTCGATTCTGTTCTTCACATCATTGATGTAGATGGCATCATCAGCACTGGCCTCCTCCATATTCTTTCTACGATGGATAACGGCATGCTTCACGGTCTTTGCTGCACCTTCCTTGCTCACGTCCGTACTGGTCACCTCGGCCAAGTCCTGCATCACTTGCTGCTCCAGTGCATCAGCCTTCGGATTGGTCTCTGCTGGATGCAAAAACCTACCATTCATTAAGTCTTGCTCAGAATATATCTTCCCCTCATACAAGTCAAGGTCGGCATTGTTCTGCTCGTTCAGTTCGTGTCTAGTCAGCCAGTCCTCATACTTTCGTTTCACCTCCTCCTGCTTCTTCTTTTCGAAGGCAAACATATCAGGCATAGGGTCTTCCTGGTCCTTCATGGCTGCCTGCCATTTCTCATATTCATGAATACGATTCATGTAGGCATCATCCTCTTCATTTTCCATTCGGATAGGCATGCCAGTAGGTTCCTCGCCAACAAGGTGGTGGCTGTCACGCCAGTCCTTATTAAGCTGTGCCCATTCCTTCTTGCCAGCCTCATCCTTGTCGAAGTCATAGAACATAGGAGGCTCAGGGTCATTCTCATCCTCGCGTGCATTCTGCCATTTGCGCCACTCCTGTACACGTTTTATATACTGAATCGTGCTTTCACCCTTCTTCATTTGTGGTTTACCCTTACCAGGACCATTAGATAGCGCATCCTTGATTTCAGCATTGCTAGCCTGCTTCATCATGGTTTCCTGCTTCTCCTTAGGCATATTGTCCCATACATGCAGAGCCTTGCCAGCCTTCATCAGGTAGTATCTCAAATCCTTGTCATTGAGAAGTCCCGGCACACGAATACCCAGCTTCTTAAGCACCTTGATAAGATAATGCTTGATCTTGGTCCAAAGAGAAAAGTCCTCAGCAGTCTTAGGACCCTCCTCAGCCAAATGAGCGATATACTCCTGCGTTCCCACATTCATGCGGTCAGGGTTCTTCCAGTCCGGATCATATTTATTGGCAAAGTCAATAATCTTGCCTCGAACATCCTTACCTACGGAACGATAAACGAAGTTGGCGAACTTTCTCACGCCATCTTCGCCACCAAGAAGTACTTCCATTCCCTCATGGCCTATCTTTTCATGGAAGACGGTTCGCTGGGCATCATTGCCATCCTCACAGTTCGGCAGATACACATGCACGCTATGAGTCTCCGGGTCGTACCATCCCTTGGCTCCCTGCTCTATCTCTGAGCGATATTCCTCAGGCACATCATCCAAAGAAAAATAAACAGTAGCCTCAGCACCACCCAGCTTATTTGCTGTATTCACTACCGAATCAGCGATTTTTCGCTCATTTTCTGCTGTTTTTTCTTGCTCAATTGAGAAAAAGTTTATACCTTTGCCATCAGAAAGGGGTGAACCAGAAGACGCTTCGGGCGTAGGGAGAAGGGAGTTCTTAATCTCCATGACTCGCTGGTCAACCCCCTTTTTCGTCTTATAGTAGCTTTTGGCTGTAAGATTACCCTTCTTATCACTATAGATCTCTGCCACCTTCAAGTTATCCATGCGATAGGTCTTTTCCTCAGCCTTGTCAGCCTCTGCAGCACCCTTCTCGCCAGCAAACATAAATCGAATATCGCTCTTGCGAGAATTGAAACGCTTAGAAGGAGGAATAACGTCACCCTCATCATCATAGGTAACAAGGTCGTTCAACTTTCTGTTGTTCTTGGCATTCTTGTATTTATACGCCTTGCCATCATCAAAGCCGAACTCGTTTGCGTCATTGCCATCCCACCACAGTTGATTTGCTGGCACTTCATCTTCAATGATACGATATTTACCTTCCAGTCGGTTGTTTCCATGAATATCGGCATACTTCTTTGAAGGAGTAACCCAGTCACCATTACGCAACTTACCTTCCTTCACAGAAGTAGGAACGGCACGATAAACCTTTACCTTAACATCTTTCTCACCATTCTTAATGGCATCAATAGCCGTATTGATGGCTTTCACAGATTCCAATCCATGAGGAGTGTTCTGCGAATAACGCTCAGGATGAGAGAAGTAATCATCCGGCTGAGGAGTATAACCCAAAGCCATATCCTCCAGGTTCACATCCGAACCGCTAGATTCCCAATCATCACGTCTCGCCTTGTCACTTTCATATCCAGGGTTTCCCGGAGCAGCCCACGCGCCTACACCTTGGTATGCACTTTCGGTATCATCATAGCCCTTGCGTCTGGCAGCCTCATCAAGCATTTCCCTGGCTGTAGCATCATCACCCTTGGCAAGAGCATCCATATACTGCTTGTCAAGTTGATCATCAGGAATCACAGAAAGTTCCTCCAAGTGCTTTTGGCGCTTGGCCTCCTCTTCCTCAGCTCTCTTTCTAGCGGCTTCCATGGCGTTACGCTGCGCCTCCACCTGCTTCACGCGCTCCTCTATCATGGCATCAACGTCACCAAAGTTCTCCTTCAAGGCTTCATTTACAGGCTTAGTGTACTTAAGAAGTTCCTTTAAAGAGGAAATCTTATCTTCATTTGCCTGCAACAGATGGCGTTTGATATTGGCTCTGGCACGTGCAGCCTCAGCAGTAGAACCCTTCTTAATAGCATTGGCATACATCGCCACATCTGCCTCATCTACTCCAAATTGCTGAGAAACAGCCTTTATTTTATCCTCCACAGATAAATTTCCACCATTTTCCTTGGTGGTTTCGATATTATTTCTTATATTTGCATCGCTATGAGGATTCAGGACGCTATCCTTTCCGCTTGGGTTATTTGCGGATGGAGTTAATGCCGAACCTTGATTCTCGCCCAAGGAATTAGAATCGCCTCTGAAACGATTCCATAGCACTTTTGATTCCGTCAATTCTTTCAAAACTTTCGAAGGATCTATTTGATGTGCGCTAATCGCCACTTCCTCTTCACCCTGCTTTACTGTTATGGATTCATAGTTCAGAATCTTGTTTCCATCAGCCTTTTTAAAGGATTTGATGAACAGATATTTAGTCTGTCGTTCCGCACCCTCTTTTGGTGCAGACTTCTCCAGGATAACATCAGGACGCTCCAGGGTAGGCTTCAACAAACCAAATCTTTTGATTCGGTCGTTTCTTCCTGCCTTCTTATATTGGTTTTCACCAAGTTTGATACTTCCAATAGGAGTAGTAACACGGCTATCCTTGCCAAATTCTTTCTGCCAGTTCTCTTCCGTATGCTCTAGAATCCGCTCTTGCTCAGCATTATCTGCCATCTGTTTACGCAGCGAAACAGCATCTTCCTTGGTCATACGAGATTTCACGTTACGTGGGTCCACCCCATTCGCCAAGTCTCTCAGCACAAGGTTACGAATATCCTCCAAGGTCATTTTCTTAATGTCCTCAGGCTTCCATTTCGTAAATGTATCAAGAGTCCAATACCAGAACTTCTTCAACCACTCCTTCAACTTATTGATAACACTCAGTTCTTTGGCTGTATCAAGCGGATTCTCCTTGATAGCATCCTTAGCCATCTGTTCCAGGATGGCAGCTCCGTCCTCACCTGTCAAACGAGCAAAAGCCTCATCGCAAATCTGCTCATCTGTCAGATGATTATAGTTAGGATCCTGCTTCAAATCGGCAAATAGCTGGGTCTGCATGATGAGTTTATCACCATGCTCTATAAGTTCCGGGTTCATTTCCTTGGCAGCAGTACGCCAAAGATGCTGGTACTCATGAATAGGAGTATTAGGATTCAGATGCTCCTGGTTCAGCACAATCTCCTTGCCATCAGTGTAACCATAAACCACACCCTTACCCTTCAAATACTGCACTCCCGGCTCAGCTACAGCCTTCAACTGTCTATCCAAATCCTTATATTTCGCAAACAAGGAATCAAGTTTATCTTGATATTTTTCATGCGCCTTATCATTCAAGTCACTCCAAACATCATAAGGAATATCGTCCTCAGAGGCCAGTCCATGCTCATCCATGTACTCCTTCATTAACTGATTTTGATACTCCTTACGTTCCTTCCCAGTTGAGTTATATGCATCCTCAGTCTCTTTAATCTGCCTCTTCAACTCATTCCTCTTATTGGTCTGCTCATCAATCTTATATGGGTCAAACTCCGAAGGGAAAGAGCCAGTAAGCCCAGCCACATTGTCCTCAAAGCTCTTGTCGAGATTAAACACCTTGTAGTTTCCCCACATCAGCTTATTATAGTAAGAACGTTCCTTTCTAGCCAGCTCCTGCTTCTCAAAGTACTCCGGCATCTTGTTAGGATTGCTCATATCCACCACGGCATACTGCTTCCACTTATCAGGACGCGTTTCTTTGGCAAAGTTATAAGCATTCTCGGCAGCCTGCTTCTCCTCCGGTGTCTTGATTTTAAATCTCATTTCAGGCTGATTCAGCAACATGGCAAGATTCAGATTATCCTGCGCCTCAGCCACCTTCTCCATATCCTCATTGCTAACAACCTTCACCGGGATGCCAGCCTTCTTAAGCATGGTAGAAACGGCATCATAAGCCACCTTCTGTGCCTCGGTCATTTCAGATGGCTTCACCTCCTTCACATCGCGATCAAATTTCGCCTGTTCCTTCTGAACCATAGCATAGTCTGCAAAAGGCTTAGTCTTGCGGTCAGAAGACTCCAGCCACTTGTCAAAAGTAGCCTTAGGCACAGAAGTAACATTACCAAGTCCCTTCCAGCCCTTGGAGTAGTTGGCAAGATAAGCCTCTGTAGCAGCCTCCTCAGAAGGATAGCCATACATCACCTTATGCTCGTCGAACTCACCAGTCTCTGGGTTCACCTGGTCAACAACATAAACGTTACCATCAAAAGTATCAAGGTCAGCGGAATCATTGATGAACATATCAATATGGTCACCATCAACGCCAATTTTACCAAGAATATAGCCGTAAGTATCGTGCATGGTCACGCTCCAAGGCTTGCCCTGCTCGTCCTTACCGCTGCGAGTCACGCCCTTTGGTGTTTCTACGGTATAATCGTAGCCACCAAAGGACAAATGACCCTTTTTGTAGTTTCCTGCCTTCTTCTGAGCCTCTGTTGGTTCGGTCTCAGTTTCGACAATGGCACTCTTTAAACGTTCTCCGAAGGATGCTTCTTGCGGTAGATGTGAGCCTCGAACAGCTGAGCCTTCGCCAGGTTCCATGCTGCCAGTCTCTTGTCGCCCTGTGCGTCCGCTATCAGAGCCTTCTCCAATCTCGGACTGAGAAGATGCTTCTCCGTTACCAACTTCTTCGCCTTGGCTATTTCCTTCATCAACTCCTCTCCGTGAAGAGTCGCTACCCAGGCTACTGCCTCCTTCATATCCTTCTTCATTGCTTCTGTCATCATAATCAGCTAATTCTGGTAAAATTGATTTGACATATTGTTTGTACTCTCGTTCACGATCCTCAATCTCCATCATACGATCAAATTCAAGTCCATTGATGTAATCAAGTTCGCTTTCAGACGGCAAAGATAACTCTTTGTCGTGAATATACGATTTATATTCATCGATTTCTTTTTGTTTTTCGAAGATTTCACGTTCTTTCTGCTGCTCGTACCACTCTTCTTCGCCCGACAATTCGTTTTCCGCAGCAGCAATACGGTTAAGAAGCGTCACATTACGCATTTCCCGAACACTGTCATAAGTCTTGAACATATCAAGAATTGCATTACGGACATCCTGGTCTGAATACGTAGACTGTAATCCGTCACCAGCACCTGATTCCATTGTACTGGAAAGATCTTCCCAGACTCGCTTTGCAAGTTCGCTAATAGTTAATCCCTCGCCATTATTGGCCAGAAGATAGTTGTATTTGTTAGTGTCGTACTTACTGCCTATACCACGCCTAAAGTTGGAAGATCCTAACTCTTGCGCCAGTGATTCTGCATTCAGACTATGAGGAAAAAGTCTCTCTGACACAAATTCCTCCAATGTCCGCGGAGTCAAATCCATGACATCAGTACTTGCATCCTTATATATTTCCTTAATAGCCTTCATGTCTTTCTTCTCCAAGGCTTTAGCTACCAATTCCTTACGTCTGTCTTTTGGGGACAAAGCTTCAAGATTCTTCTTGTTTTGCTCTGCTCGTTCCTTTATATAAAGAATATTCAAGCTTTCAGCCTTTCCCTTCAAAGCCTTGGCATCCGCTGTAAGCGCATTCTGTCTGTTTGCCAGTTCTGCCTTGGTGGTATTCAGATCTCTCAACTGTTCAGCGGAAAGTTCCATATCCCCATCCATGTATTGATTGAGTATCTTGTCTACACCATCAATTTCTCGTTGGGTTTCTTCCTGCATCTTGTACACGCGTCTGCGCTCTGACGTTATGTAGCCGGAAGCAGCTTCCTGAGTAGGATATTTGTCTTTAAGCTCACTGTTCTCTGGAATACGAACGCCTGTATCCACATCTGGCAGAACGGAAGACTTGTCAATGCCAGCTCGTTCTATCTCTGCCTTGCGCTCCTCCTTCATGGTTCTTAACTCGTCAGGAGTCATCACACTGTTGCGGATAGTATTCCAGTTCTTGAAACGAGCATCAAGATCAGCAATCTGCTCATTAACCAGACTCAACTCATCCTCCACCTTCTTAGCCTTTTCCGGGTCAAGATCGGCATTTGTATCAAGCCAGTCCTGATATTCTGCAGCTGCCTTCTTCTTGTTGGCAAGTTGCGTCTTGATGTCGTCACGGCTGCCATTAACCAGATTCAAAAGTTTGCCATGGTCTTCCCCAAACTGCTCCTGCAGATACTCAGCCGCCACATTTGGATCTGTATCCTTAGAAGAATAGTCCGGCTGGCCCTCACTCAGTCCCACGATGCCATTGGCATAACGCTGCTTCTTATCAGCCTCAGCCTGAGAAACTGCTTTCTGTTCACGTTCATCGTCCTCGGCATCCAAATGCTCATTGATTGTGTTGTCGAGAGCATTCTTGCGCCATGCAGCAAACTCTTCTTTAGACAGGGGAAGATAATCTTTGCCATCAGTAAGCACTATCTTTCCGTCCTCGCTATATCCGGCAAAGGTCATGTCAATATTAGCATCACCCTCCTCCATGGCAACTGTCACACGGTCATTCGGCTTCAAACCGCTGCCATCAAACTGGCTGATAAACTGCTGCGCTCTCGCTTCCTTCTGCTGAGCCAAAGAACTCTCAATGTATTCATCAAGAGAAACAGGAGTGCCCTTCTCTATAATAATTGCTTTAGATACTTGCTTAATCGTAGGTAGTCCCTGCTCATCAGGAACGACAACAAAGGCTCCACCATATTCGTTATCTTTTTTCAGAAATACCTGTTTTCCGCTATCCAGAGTAGCTGGCACGATGTTTCCGTCTTCCGTCTGGTATGGCCAGAGCTGCTGCTTCAACGCCTCACCATAGCCATCATCGGCATGCTGCAGAGCATCAATAGCACCCTTCTTGGCATCCATTGCCTCTACATACTTACTGATAGCCTCTTTCTGTGCTGGAGTCAAACTACTTGCACGCTGAGCCACAAACTGCTCCATATCTCTACCTTCATTATAGGCATTGGCTACAATATCAGGCATCTTCTCATTGTCAGCAAAAGCACGCTGCAAACGTCCTGTTGCCAAATCACTATTATAGTCGATAGCCTGCAAAGCCTCAGAATCCCCATTCTTATAGGCATTCTGTCCCATAACAAAAGCATCAGAAGTAATAACATCAGAAGATGAGTTATCTGAATTTGCTGTAGAAACGCCTTCACCTTGACCAGATGAAACATCGGTATTACCTTGATAAGGAGAAGGACCTTCTGAAACAGGAGGCTCCTGACCACCAGCAGAACCTTCAACAGGAGCTGTAGGCTTTTCACCCTCAATACCACCCTGCTCAATCCTCTTCTGCTCATTTCCATGGGCAGTATTATAGAGATCATCCATCGTCTGCTTCATTTCACGTTTCAGCTCGATAGAGTTATAAAGCTCCTTAAGATAAGACTCCACCAGTGGCGCATACTTCTTATCTTTCGACTCCAAAGCCTTACGAAGTGTACCACGCGCCACGCCATGGGAATCCTCAAACGTGTTGACAAACTCCCTCATCACAGAACTGTTCTCCAAAGCACTGTCATAATAATGACGATAGGCATTAATCTGCTTCTGCTCCTCATCAGTAAGGATAAAACCCTTCTGCTGCTTATCCATGATGTCCTTGATGGCACCAGCATTCTGATGAAGATAAACCGCTGCCTTATCCTCATCTGTCAATTTCTCACCCATATTATATTTCTGGGCTGCCTTGTTGTATAAGCCTTCAAGATGCTCCTGGGTAAACTCATTATGGAACTCACCTTCCAGCACAGAAGCCAAACCAAGAGTCTTCTCATACTCCAGTTTCTTATCTGCCTTCTGAGCCTCATCAAGAGAAGAAAACTCCTTTCTGTCAATGATACCGCCATCCTTATTCAAGGTTTCGAGATACACCTTTCCGTCATGATCCATAGGCTGCACGATGACGGAATCTACTACAGGAGAGAAAGAAGAAGGGCGTTTGCCTTCTACAACTGCCATCATCTTAGCCTTCAATACCTCCGTCACGCTCTTGTCGTTCATCAGGTCCATATACTTCTGGGTTAACTGGCCATCAAGTCGCTGAGCGTTCTCACCCTCCACGGCATACTCCCCGATGCCCATCTTCTCAAAAGCATCACGAAGACCATCATAGCCGAATCTCTTCAACTCGGCAATATCCTGATCTGTGAAGTCAAACTTCTTGTTAAACTCCCTTGCGTCCTTGAATCGGGCATACTTGCCCACCATGCCCGGCAAGCCGATAGCAGTAAGGTTCGCCATGCTCTCCAAGAAACTCTCGGCAGCATCCTTACCTGTAGGCTTGAAGTTCGGATCCTGCGCCATGCGCTCCAGCATCTGATGACCAGTCATAATACCGGAATCCACAACCTTACCACCAACATCAGCCAGAATATTGGTAGCCAAGCCTCTACCCTTACCTACCATATTAGCGATAGTTCCACCCTGCATGATGGCACCTACGGCACTCTGTTTAACCACCTCGCCCAAAGTATTAGCGATAACCTTACCCACAGAAGGATTGTAAATATTGCCATTCTCGTCAAACTGGCCAGTGCGATAAACCTCATCAATAGGCTTCGAGATAGCAGACTGCCCACCAAAGGTAACAGCGCCATGCGCGGCTCCACTCTTCAAAGCCTCGGCCTTACTCTTACCAATAAGTACCTTGGCAGCTCGCTCAGCCATCTTGCGCTCCATACCCTTAGCCATGAGGTCACCAGCCAGTCTGCCCTCTGCCTTGGCTACCATGCTCTTGGTCAACTTGCCACCTGCGGCTCCAGGCAGCCAATAACTCCAGGCATCACCTGCAAAGGTAAGCGAACCGCTGGCCACGTTCTCCCAGAAGCCCGGCTGATACTGCTGATTGGCAATATCCTCCAGCCAGTTCTGGTAGTCCGTCTGCATAGCCTTGCGAGTAATCTTACCCACAATAGTGTTACCCAAACCAGTCTTCATGATATACTCAGCACTACCCTTAGGCATCATACCCTTAATCTCCAGCTGGTCGAGTTCATTCTTAAGAACAGAATTGATCATCGGCTTGAACTGCTTAGGATCACCAGTCATACCGCCATTCAAGCCATATCGCTGCATCACCTTAAATGCGGCATTGCTCATATCATTCAGGAACTTCGGATTCCGGTAGAGTTTGCCAAACTTCTGCTGCAAACCAGAAAGCACCTTTGCAGGATCCTTGGCCTCGTTTGCCTCATACTGAGCACCAAGTGCTGTACCCAGTCGGAGATTAGCCGGAATAAACTGGCTTCCTTCCATTCCCTCCGTAAATGCCTTACTGCCTGCCTCCTGAGCCTTGTTGTACTCATCCACTACAGATGGACTCACATATTTATTAATAACGCTAGAAAGAGCATCATTGATGTCCTGTTTCATCAGTCTATCCTGTACATGCTCATCGTGAGAATAGAGGCGAGTTGCGATGCCCTCAGCTATGTTGCGGTAGTTCGGACCATATTTGTTCACCAGACTCTGCACCATAGCAGGCTTCAGGTAATGAGCCACATAGTCATCATAACTGATACCCATGCTGTCTGCCTCCTGGTTCAACTTATCCTGCACGCCATGGCTATACCATTGCGCCCCGATACTCTGCTCAGCATCCTGCACCGTATCATCAGGCAAAGAAGATACTACCTGGTTGGTAACGTCCATAGCCGAACGGTGGGCATATCTGCGCAAAGCAGGCATCACCATATTCACTGCCTCCTCATTGCTATTGGCAGTGCCATCAGCCAACAAGTCGGCAACCATATTCTCAAAGTAAGTACTCTGCTTATCCGGTCTCTGCTTCCAGTTCGCAATATAGTTGGCAAGTTTGGCATCCATCAACCCCTCATTATTCACCACACCAGTTGGTGTTGTAACAGGAGCCGCCTCTTTAGATTCAGGAGAAGCCTCCTTCTGTGCTGGCTGCTGTACCTGCATATTATCACCAAGAAGCATATTGGCTATCATTCCACCCACCTTCTGCTCCCTGCCGATATTTCCAGCATCCACCTTCGGCATCATGCCGAGTGCTTGCGAAATCAAGTTAGGCTTCTTTAACTCACCTCGCTTCACCTCTTGCGGATATTGAGACTGTTCTTTCTCTTTAGAAGGTGAAGGTTTCTTTCCAACCTCGTTGATAGGGGTAGCGTTTCCACTGGTATCATACCACATATAGCCCTGCTTACGATACTCGCCCACATCCTCAATAGGAACATCTACCTTCTGCTTCTTATCGTCAAACATGGTGATATAACCACCTTCGAAGTCCTTAGCGAAGTTGTCCATGCCTCTCTGCTGAACAACCTCATCAGGGATGTCATACTCATTGTTGTCCTTATCCCATACATGATAAGTCAACTTAGATTTGTTGTCTTTATCTGCCATATACTATGTTATTTTCTTATATACTTTGAATAATCTACCTTTGTGTTAGAAGTTCTCTTGGCTGGTTTTCCACCATAAGGGCGAACGGTTCGCTTCTTGCCTTCCTTAGCCATTTTAGCCCTAGCGTAAGCGGATGCCTGCTGGCGATTCTTTTCATTCGCCCAAGTGCCACCTCTGCCATCATTACCACCGATAGCCATACCATTGTGTGTAGCCCATTCATTCACATGTTTCTTGAAAACAGGGTCGTTCACATACCTGGTGTTGAAATCATCAGCCTCCTTCTGGTTGGCATTCCTCTGATTCTGTCCTTCTGTTTGCGAATTGATATGCCTAACTTGCGCTCCCTTAACGTTAACGCTAGCATTATGATCAGCAGCTCCGGCATTGGCATTATTAGTTTGAGCATCAAGTAATTTTCCCTTCTTGCCTCTCAAAGCATCCTCTGTCTCCTTCTTTGAAACATTCAAGTCTGCAGCTGTAGAATGTTGTCTTGTAGATTGAGTCACTTCATCAACCTTTACAGGAGTGAGGGCATCCGTCTGATTCTTCTGTGAACCACGATAAGCAGCCAGTGCCTCATTTGCCTTTGCAGCAGCCTCTGCCTGCATCTGAGCCTGTTTGTCTTGACGGTCCTTATAGATATTCACCATCATCTGGTCATAGCCCTTAGCTCTCAAAGCATCTGTAGCCTCTCTCATCTTGCGTTGGCGATCAGTAAGTTCTTGTGCTGATTCAATCTTCTGCGATGGAGCACCTTGAACTGTACCAAAGAAGTTACCCAAGTGCATAAAAAGATTTCCCCATTGTTCCCATTTGGCTTGATTCTCTGCCTTCTTTTGCAAAGCTGCATTTGCAGCCACAGTTTTATCGGCATCACCAAGTGAAGAAAGCCAAGGCATGAAGGCAGACCAGTTTCCATCACCATTCTTTTGGTAATCTCGCATGATGTCATAAGGCTTCATCTGCCGCAAGAGAGGGTTCTGCTCTATCTCGCTATAAGGTCTGCTCCAGTCTATCTTGATACCCTGATTAGGCTCCACCTTAGTAACTTCCTCGGTTGGCTGTTCTGCAAAAGATTCATGGACACCATTCCCGGTAATACCAGTAGTATCAATAGCTGTATTCTGAACAGGTGTATCATCCGGCTTCACCGCATTATCATCAGGGAAATCAGTAACAGGAGTAACGGCAGTAGCCGGGCGTTTAGGAGTTAAATCATCCAATGTAAATCCCATAATCACCTCCTTCCTTAAAATGGCAATTTACTTGCTGCGCCAGCCAAGCCACCAGCTGCATCCGTAATACCCTGTGCTGTAGAAAGAGCTTTCTCCTTCTTGGCTGTGGCGATGTAGTTAGTCATCTGGTCTATCTGCGAATCAGCAGTATTCCACACATTTTCTTTGGTCTGAGCACCTTGCACGGCCGCCTGCTGCATAATATTACCCACCTGCTCCTGGGCAGCCTGCTTACTCATCGCAACCGATTCATCAGAACCGCCACTAACAATATTGGTGTTCTTTGCGGTCTCTGTTGCATTATCCAATACCTTCTGGGCATTGGTCACGGCTACCTGATTCTCCGCTGACTGAGTAGGATCCTGATAATACAAGTTATCACGATGATCCTTCACCTGTTGCATACGTTTTTGAAACATTTTGATATACTCATTATATCCCTTGTTTCTTGCTTTAGCTGCTAGAGCACTACCTGCAGCAGAGGTCAATCCACCAGCAATACTTCCAATTAATCCCATAAAATTCGAATTTTAATGTTTAAACTGTTCAAAAGTAATGCGTTTTTCTTACCTATCTGTGATAAGTTCCGCAACTTGAACACCAAGTTTCGTAATTTCTTCCTATATTTGCAACCGAAAACTATCAGTAAATATTAAAAATCAATAGAATATGGCAGTAAAACAAGACAATAGTAATGAGCCGAAGCCAAAGAGGAAGAAGACTGGCGGACGTAAGGCTGGCACACCTAATAAGGTTACCAAAAGCGTTCGTGAAAGCCTCCGTGATGCCCTTACTGGCTACATCAATGGTATCAATGAGAAGAACTATTCACTTTTCACGGATCTCATGCAGATTGACGAGCCTGCCGGACGACTGGCGATGGTGGCAAAGTTCCTTCCATACGTGGCTCCAAAACTCCAGTCTGTATCGTTCAATAATGATGAATCCAGAAACTTATCTGTGGAGGAATCTTTCATGCAGTTGGAAGAGAAATTTGAAAGACAAGAAACCACTATCAACATCAAAAATCTCAAAATTGTTAATAATGGCTAATTATAAAAAATGGGTAGCCCTCTCTAAATTTTCTTCAACTTTAGAGAAGACTACCCTTGACTTGGTTATCGAGCAAAAACGCTCTATTTTAACTTATATTGGGTCAGTTTTAATCTGTATTAACACAAAATAGCTATTTTATGTCCCTGACTCGTTCAAAGTACTTCGTCTGGTCCTTGGTCACGTTCTTCACCTTAATCTGTATCGTGCAGTTCTTAGGCACAGTATCATTTATGCTGGCCATGAGCTGCTCTATTATCTCATCTGTGTTCCGATAGCCCTTGCCATCAACATGAGCCACAACCTCACCCATAAAGTAAGCATCAGCAGACAACTCAAAGTTTTCCTCTACCTTATCGAATACAGGCAGATGATGTTCCTCCAGGCGTTTGCTCTTGTCGTTAGTGAAAAACACCTTCTCCACTACCTTCTCATTTAATTCCCATGCTCTAGAGAAATCAGGTTTCACATAGCCCATTGTCACCTTGTGGGTACTGATGTGATTCAAGGCAAAGCCAATTTCCTCGTAACTTGCTCCTAAGTCATTTTGAGCGATAGTAGCCCAAGTATGTCGAAATGTATAAGGAGTATAGTAATGTCCCTTTTCAAAGCCCAACAGCTCTTTGCAGATTTTCTTTAAATAGGAAGAGAGAAATGTATCTAATGACTTTTCCCCCATCTTGGAATGAAAAGAAAAAAGATATTCATCATTTGGGTTACTAGATAAATATTTTTCGATAGTTGGAAAAAGTATATCAGGAACCTTCATTTCTATATAGGCATTATCTTCTCTCCTACCTCTGGTTTTCTTGCGCTCATAATGAAGGATTCCATCAAAGTAGTCCTTCTTTTTCATATTATATAGGTCGGCAACATTTATTCCAGCTAAGCACAACACCATCTTACAAATATCCATAACTCTTTGATACGATTTCTTTTCAGAGACTATAGAAAAGAACTTTCGGCATTCTTCCATGGTTATAGCCTTCTTCTTTGCCTTATCTACCCTTGGTATCTTAATCTTCACCCAAGGATTATTTTTTATTCTTATTATGTCATTGTCGTAGTCATTATATTTTTTTACTCCCTCGTTGAACAATCGCTTGATATACGTAGGGTAGGTAAACTTAATTGCTTTCTTAGCTGATAAGGATTTTATCCAATTTTCAATGAATGATGTAGTTAGTTGGTTAAACATAATCTTTGTGCTACCAGCATAGGTTTCCAAATTGTTCAATGCTTGCCCGTAGGTTAATACAGAATGATATTCCAATATATCATAAAGTGTATCTATATATTCTCTAGCAAAATCAGAAAAACAAACACCCTCCTCGCCTTGTTGAATGAATCTTCTAACCTCCTCTATAGTCCATTGAGAAGAATCTACTCTATTCAATCCATCTACCCATTTATTGATATTTGGCATCAAACTTGTAAGCACGAAAGTATCTTTCACCTCTTTCGTACCCTTCACGATACCCTTATCGTTTACCATCTTATCGGTCTTTAGATAGCAAACCTTTCTATTATGAGTCAATCTGATATAAACAGGATAGAAACCATCACTTCTTCTATGCTGAACTAAGATTTTAAATGTTGCCATACTCTAAACTATTTATAAATTTCTTGTGACATTTGTCACGTTAAACGTGCCAAACATATTATTTTAATTCTTAGATAACTTAATGGTTATTAATTACTTATCTTTAATTAGCTCATTTACAAGAACTTACAAAAACCACAAAGATTATTGTCGCTACAAAGTTACACAAAGTTATCGCAATATGAGAAATTATTTACTTTATTTATCCTTTTGAACATAAATATTTATCCTTTTGGACATAAAAAGGCCCGATACCGCTTCTCACGAAGCAGAATCGGGCTAAAAAAACTTATTACTATTGATGAGTTACTAAAATTTCAATATTACTTGATAACAAACTTCTTGCCATTGCAGATGTAGGCACCAGGAGCCAAGAGGTATTCAGCATCCTGAACGTTTCTTACCTCGGCAACCTTCACACCTGTGAGGGTGTAAATCTTCACTGCGCCTGCCTTCTGAGCTGCTACAGTCTGGTTGATGCCTGTTGAGATAGACTCATTGGTCTTACCGGCAAGGTTATAAACTGCACCGTTTTCGAATTCCAAATCCTTTGTCTGCTGACCACCGCCGTTGTTGAAGATGATCATAGTAGGAGCAGTTGTCAAATCGCCATCATACTTCCACATCCAGACATCCAAACCATTCTTCTTCACACCGATCTTGGTACATGCTA